ACCACTAAAGTTAAAAATATATTCCAAAAAAAATACATGTCTTCCATTTTACATACCGTCCCCAGGGTATCTGTTTGTCCATATAGTAAAACTATATTTGACTCCTTTGGTTAAGGTTTGACATGCATGACCATGTGTTACCATCCCAGGAAACAATATACATTTTCCTACAGGTATATCTTTATTACTAAAATTCTGTCTTGGATAAACTAAATCAGCACCTTCATAATCATCGTTTAGTTTTATACTTCCTGTAACTAAACTAGCATCAGTATGTAAAGGTAAATCTTTTTGTGTATCGACTGAGTATCTCATTGTAAATGCATCTCTAAGTCCATACATTTCCATTGGCTTCCAATAACTTTCTATAATTGGAACTATATGTGTTTGCCAATGATTTTCTAGTTCTTGCCAGAGTCCTAGTTCTTTTAATCTTATCTCTTGTGCTGGAAACTTATCATAACTTAAACTTCCCCAGCCTCCATGATTGTCAGCTATTTCAATCAATCTTTCACATTGTTCTTGTGTCATAAAATCTACAAGCAATATGTCATCATCTAATATTTCAAAACCTTGTGGTTCTATAAATAAACTTTGTTGCTTTGGAAAAAACCTGTCATACATCTGGTCAAATTTTTTCTTGGTTAAATCACCACCATTACCGTGGTAAATACAACTACAACATTTTGTTATAGGATTGTAAAGTTGACCTTCAAGCATTGTAGTATTTGCTTCGTGTGTTTGGAATATATAACCTTCATAGTCTAGTTGTATATCAAACTCACCACTTAAAAATATCTTTTGATAATATAACTGGTCATCTCCATCATCATCTACAGAATCAGTTGCTAGTATTTTTTTAAGTTCACCTACTTCACCTATAAATGTTCCACTATTTAAAAATCTATATTTAGTTGGAGCATCTGGAAATACATGTTCTAAATCTGCATCAGGCCAACAATATTGTTCTGCTGAAAACAAAACCTTACAATTAAATCCTAAGTATCTTTCTGTTATAGTTTCTAAATTGTCTGCATAAAAAACATCGTATGCATCTGTAAATAAAACTACATCATTGTCTGGTAACTTGTTGATATATTCTCTTAACAAGTTTACCTTATGTCCACCACCAGGGCCTACCATGTCAGTTCCCTGCCACTCTACATTGTTTCCTAGATTTACTATATCTATTCCACAATGCCTAGCACTTGTAAATAATCTAGAACATTTCTTTCTATCTGTGCCAATAGTAAGTGGATGTACTTTAAAGTTTCTAGCTATACCTGCTGGAACTTCAATATCACTTGGACTTATATCTCTGGATATTTGATTACAAGAATCTTTCTTTAATGATACTACGTTATTCAAAACTTTCTCCTTTATTAATTTAGGTACATATTCATCAGCAGGAATAATTTTATCTATATTATCTAATAAAATTTTTGCCGTTGAGGGTTTTATTATGTAGCCTGTTAAATTATAAGGATAAGAAGGTATCTCCAATTTATCATCTATACTTATAACTTTGTCAGGTTCGTTCTCGTTTTTTTGTAAGTATATAAAATCGTATCTATCTATTAAGTCTTTGTAGTATTCTTCATCCCATCTTTCATTTACTACTGCATCATCCTCTAAGATAATAACAGGTTCATCTAACTCTAAACATCTTTCCCATGTTTTTTTGTGAGATAAGAAGCATGCTACTTCACTTTTTAAAACTGGTCTGTTTTTAAAAGGGTCTCTAAACTCTTCATCAACTATAAAGTCATCTAGTCTTTTATAGTCTATTGCTTTTATAAATTCATAATTTATTAAATTATTTTTATAAAATTCTTTTTTTCTATCTGTTCTTCGCTGTAAACTTATAACTAATTTCTTCATTACAAGATTGTACCATATTAGTCAAACTTAACATAGGTTACACTAGAAGCAGCAAAAGATACATTAGGTAATATCCATGCATGGCGATAATAAGGGCCATAAAGAATATTTGAATATGTAGTCACATTATAACCTGATGTAGCATTGTTAGCAAAAACTCCTCCCATCTGTATATTAATGTCTTCAGTACCTGCTGTTTCGTGAAGCTCACTAATTGTTCTTAGATACATATTACTCCAGTCTGTATCAGTTGCTGAAGCTCCTGAACCTCTAAAAACTACAACCATTTCTAAAGCAGTAAATCCTGCTTCATAAAATCCTACAGCAGCAATGTCTTTGTTAGAATTAAAATTACTATTTAAATCATCAAAAGTTATAAAGTTTTGATTGTTACCAGTCCCTGTATAAGTATTAGTACCATCGTATGCTACACCAACACCACTATTATTGTTGGTAATATTTTGTTTACTAGCAGCATACATACCGTGAAGTGTTCCAAATCCTGTAAAGTTATGCTGTGTTTGGTTTTTATTAGTACCTGTAGTAGCAGTTGCTCTAACAGAATCTACTTTAAAAATACTTTTAAAATCATTTGCATTCATACTAGTTGTACTAGTAGCTTCAGACTGACCAAACGTTACAGGAACTTTACCACTACCTTGACCACCATTAATAACAGGACAACGGTCAATATGTTTTTGATTGTTTAATGACCAAGAAGACGTGCTTCCCTGAGTTGTTAAATTATCAAAAAGGTCTCGCATTCCATCGAAACTTACGTTTGTATCACTTAATGTACTCATGTTAAATCTATTGTTATATGTTTATGTGTTACATCACCCCAAGGATAAGTAGAGGTAACATCTTCAACTACCATTGTTGAAGCATCTAAATGTGTGTTATAGTTGTAACTATCTGGATTAGTTAATAATGCAACAAGTTCTCCACCCATGTCAATAACTCTTTTTATCTTAGTTATTCCTAAACTTTTTAAGTAAGTATATTTAGGAGTCCAAAAGTCATTTGTAAATGTATAAGCTCTTGAACCACTAGCATCAGGTCTTGTTAAACCTCTTTCTTCTACCCAGATATTACCGTCTATATATCCATTATAAAGATGTAATATATATCCATCTGGAGCTTGCATAGCTAAAGACTTAAATACATAAGGCTCTGGTTCTTCAAAAGGTGTTGTTTCAACAATCCTACCCATAGGTCTTAAAAACTTTTTCCAAAAATATTTTTTCTGGTCTTGTGTTAGATTATTAAACTCTTCTGTAGTTAAACCACAGTTAGCATAATTAAAGTTCTTATCTCCTTCTAAATATTTTACATTAGCAAGATAGAACTCATCTAACACTCCAGTATTTTCTAGATGGTCAACATCTCTTTCAGATAAATCTCTACAAATATATGACATTATTTATTTTCTAAGTCTTCTAATCTTCGTTGTATATCTTCAAATCCTTCCATATCTTGTAAACATTTTGGAGGATGTGAGTCTTCAGCTAGTTCTTTAATAGCTTCTATTAATAAAGGAACTAACTTATCATACCAAACAGTTAAGTATTTCTCATCAATAGGTGCTTCTGTTACTACTTCTGGTAATACATCTTGTACCTCTTGAGCTGATACACCAACTTGTCGTTTATCATTTTCATAACCTAACTCTTTAGCTAGCTCATTTTCTCTAAAGTAGTAACCACTTAGAGCTAATACTTTGTCTAGAGCATTTGGTATAGTGCTTTCAAAGTCTTTTAGTCTTGCATCAGAGTAGTAAGCTGTAATGTTATTAGTTGCCCTAATCTCACCTGCTGTACCTGAGCCTGCTGTGTTAATACCTAAACTATTAACTTGAGCATTTGAACTTGTAGTAAATCCACCTGCTTCACCTTTCTGACCTTTTTGACCTGTGCCTACTTCACCTTTCTGACCTTTAGAACCTACTTCACCTTTCTGTCCTTTAGAACCTGTACCTGTTTGACCTTTCTGGCCTTTATCACCTGTCGCACCTTTCTGTCCTTTTTGACCTGTACCTGTAGGCCCTACTTCACCTTTCTGGCCTTTAGCACCTGTTTCACCTTTCTGTCCTTTTTGTCCTACACCTGTAGCACCTGTTTGACCCTTCTGACCTTTCTGACCTTTCTGACCTACACCAGTAGCTCCTACTTCACCTTTCTGGCCTTTCTGTCCTACTTCACCTTTCTGACCTTTATCGCCATCAGTACCGTCAGTTCCGTTAGTTCCTGCTTGACCTTTCTGGCCTTTCTGACCTACTTCACCTTTCTGACCTTTGTCACCATCAGTTCCATTTGTACCATTATTACCGTTAGTACCTGCTTGACCTTTTTGACCTTTGTCACCATCAGTTCCGTTACTTCCGTTAGTACCAGCCTGGCCTTTCTGACCTTTAGAACCATCAGTTCCGTTAGTACCATTTGTACCATTAGTACCTGCTTCACCTTTTTGTCCCTTAGAACCATTAGTTCCATTAGTTCCATTAGAACCTGCTTGACCTTTCTGACCTTTATCGCCATTAGTTCCATTAGAACCTGCTTCACCTTTCTGACCTTTATCGCCATTAGTTCCATCGTTTCCATCAGAACCATTAGTACCTGCTTGACCCTTCTGACCTTTAGAACCATTAGTTCCATTAGTTCCATTAGAACCTGCTTGACCTTTTTGCCCTTTATCACCGTCAGAACCATTTGTACCGTTATTACCAGCAGCTCCTACTTCACCTTTCTGACCTTTAGAACCATTAGTTCCATTGTTACCAGCAGCACCTACTTCACCTTTCTGTCCTTTTGAACCGTCATTACCATCGTTACCGTCTCCACCTGTAGCACCTGTTTGACCTTTCTGGCCTTTTTCCCCTTTAGCACCTGTTGAACCAGTAGAGCCGACTTCACCTTTCTGACCTTTTTGACCTGTAGCTCCTACTTCACCTTTCTGTCCTTTTGAACCTGTAGAGCCTGTAGAACCTACTTCACCTTTTTGACCTTTGTCACCTTGGTCTCCAGTTCTTGCAAAGGTTACAATTAAGTCTTCACCATTTGAGAATGAAGATGCTGAACCACTTACATAAGCTACAGGAACTTTGAAATATCCTGAAGCTTCTGTTATAGAACCACTAATTGTAAACAGAGCAAAGTCTGAAGCATCTAATTTATTTGATATTCTTACATGACCTTTAATAGTAGAATCACTATCATCAATAGTTCTTAGATAACTTTGTATATCAGTACCACCTGAATCTTGGTCATCAATATATAATATACTTGCACTAGATACAGTACCGTTATTTAATCTTAACTCACCATTACCTGGGTCTGCATCTGAAGTACCTGTATCAAAGTCATAAGCAAATGTTTGTCCACCGAAGTTTCCTTCTTGTCCTTTTACACCTTTCTGACCTTTCTCACCTTTCTGTCCCTTAGAACCTGTAGCACCTACTTCACCTTTCTGTCCCTTAGAACCTGTAGCACCTACTTCACCTTTCTGGCCTTTCTCACCTTTCTGTCCTTTAGCACCGTCATTACCGTCATTACCAGCAGCACCTGTGTTACCTGTTTGTCCTTTTTGACCTTTCTCACCTTTTGAGCCATTAGAACCATTAGAACCATTAGTTCCTGCTTCACCTTTCTGACCTTTGTCACCGTCAGAACCGTTAGAACCATTGTTACCTGTAGCTCCTACTTCACCTTTTTGTCCCTTTGAACCGTTTGAACCGTTACTACCAGCAGCACCTACTTCACCTTTTTGACCTTTATCGCCATCAGTACCATCATTACCAGCAGCACCTGTGTTACCTACTTCACCTTTCTGTCCTTTAGAACCTGTAGCACCTACTTCACCTTTTTGTCCTTTCTGACCTTTAGTACCGTCTGAAGCAGCACCATCAACACCTGCCTCACCTTTTTGTCCTTTAGAACCTGTAGCACCTACTTCACCTTTTTGGCCTTTAGCACCGTTAGAACCTGAAGCACCTACTTCACCTTTCTGACCTTTATCTCCATCGCCACCTGCATTACCTGTAGCTCCGACTTCACCTTTTTGTCCCTTCTGGCCTTTATCACCGTTACTACCTGTGTTACCTACTTCACCTTTTTGTCCTTTAGAACCTGTAGCACCTACTTCACCTTTTTGACCTTTAGAACCATCAGCTCCTTCTTCACCCTTCTGACCTTTCTGACCTACTTCACCTTTCTGACCTTTAGAACCAAGAACTCCACCTTCACCTTTCTGACCTTTATCACCTTGTAAAGCTACATCTGATATAGTTCCTTTTTCCCAAGCATTTGCACTTACATCATAGTAAGCTATTAAATCAGCACTATCAGCATCTGTACCTGTGCTAAATCCTGTTAAAGCACTTCCAACATTTGCTGAGTCTGTAACATCAGCACTAGCTTCAATACCGTTTAACTTGGTATGGTCAGCATCAGTAAATACATTAGAATCACTAGCAGATTCTACTAATGCTCTAATTTCTGCTGCTGTTTGGTCGCCAGTAGCTCCAGCTTCTATACCATCTAATTTAGCATGGTCTGCTGTTGTAAAGTTTTCATCTGTCTGAGATGCTACAACAAAATCTATTGTTCCATCACTATCTTGATATGTAACAGTAATACCTGTTTCAGTATTACCAGTAAGCATTCCACCTACTATATCTTGTATTTCTTCATCTGTTTGGTCTGCTGTAGCATTTGCTTCTATACCATCTAACTTACTTTCATCTGCATCAGTAAATGCATTTGTATCTGAATTACCTTCATATAAAGCTTTTATTTCACTAGCAGTTTGGTCTCCTGTAGCATTGGCTTCAATATTATTAAGTTTAGTGTGGTCAGCATCTGTGAATACATTTGAGTCTGTTGCTGCTTCAACTAATGCTCTAATCTCAGAAGCAGTTTGGTCTGCTGTTGCATTTGCTTCTATACCATCTAATTTACTATGGTCAGCAGATTCAAAAGGAACTGAAGCTGTACCATTAATAGTTAATGCATCTGTTTCTAATGTGCCATCAATATCTACATTACCTGATATATCTAAACTTGGAGCAACTACTTCATGTGAGAACACAAAATTATCATTAGCTGCACTCCAGGCTATAGTTGCATCTGTAGAAGAATTAACAGCATCTTGAATTGTAATACCTGCACCATCTGCTGAACCTGATGTATCGCCTGAACCTTTGTTAAGTGTTATATTATTATCTTCAACATCTAAAGTGGCAGTATTAAGTGTGGTCGTAGTTCCATTTACAACTAAATTTCCTCCTACGGTAGTATTACCTGTAGTTGTAACTGAACCAAAAGTTACACTTGAATTTGTTTCTACTGCTTGTCCAATAGCTACTGTAGGTGTAGCACTTTCGCCTGAGTTATTAGTTAAAGTAACACCAGTTCCTGCTACTAAACTATCAACATAATCTCCTGTTGTATCTGTACCTAAAGCAACTGAGTTTGCTGCAACTGTTGTAGTAATAGAAACATTACCTAGGTTAGTCATTGTTGCTGAACCAGTCACATCTCCTGCTAAAGTAATAGTAGGGTCATTAACATCAAAGTCTAAAGTACCATCACTATCGTCATAGGTTACACTAATACCATTTTCAGTATTAGAAGAAACCATACCACCAACTACATCTTGTACTCTTTCTACTGTATGATATAAATTGCTTGAACCTTCTGATAGGTCATCTGTTGAAGATGCTGCTATCCTTGCATCTGCTCTAGCATCTGCTCTAGCATTTGTAAAATATAAATTACTTCCTTCTGTTAAATCACCAGTATCAGAAGATGACTCATCTAATAATTTATGCCATTGACCACCGTGTGCAAAGTAACCTTTACCTGTCGCATGAACGTGTGCAAACATACCATGATATGTTGATGCACTTGGTAAATCAGATTCATTAGAATAAAGATTACCAAATAATACTTTATTACCACCCATATCCAGGTCAGAACCTGTAATATGACTTCTTACTCTAGCATTTGTATAATATAAATTACTTGAGCCTTCTGATAAGTTATCTGTATCAAATGGCGATAAGCTAACTACTGCATCTATTGTTCCGTCACTATCATCATAAGTAATTGCAATACCTGTCTCAGTATTTCCTGAGAACATTGCCCCAGTAATATCTTGTATTCTTTCTGCATTTAGAGTTACATCGCCTGAAGAAACTGTAAAGTCAGTACCATCAAAAGTAGCAACACCAGCATTTGTTTCTGTAGCTAGTTCACCTGTAATTGTAATTGTATTACCAGAACCTGAAGTATCTATACCTTCTCCACCTGCAATAGTTAATGTTTCACTATCTAGGTCTATTGCAACTGTACCACTATCAGTAGTAGCATCTAAATCTTGAGCTGTTACTTGAGCATCAACATAAGTCTTAATAGCTTTAGCTGAAGCAAGTGTTGTGTCTGTTCCTGCTACGGAAGATATATCTGTATCTAAAACTCCAGACTTAAAATTGTCTACTTCTATATTAGATAACGTATTGTTATCTACATCTATTGTTTTGTTTGTTAAAGTTTGTGAACCTGTTAAAGTTGCTACAGTAGAATCAATAGCAACTGTTAATGTATTACCAGAACCTGCTGTATCAATACCTGTACCACCAGCTATATCAAGAGTTTCACTATCTAAGTCAATAGATAATGCTCCACCTGAATCACCTTGGAAGTCTAAGTCTTGTGCTGTTACCTGAGCATCAACATAAGCTTTAATAGATTGTTGAGTTGCTAAAGCACTAGCACTATCAGAAGTTAATCCATCTTCATCAAGAATACTTGTAACAGTTACACCACTACCTAATACTAAGCTATCAATATTAGCAGTACCGTCTATAAATAAATTTCTCCACTCTTGGGTTGTTGAACCTAAGTCATACGTATCGTCATCATCTGGAATAATGCTTGAGTCTACATCTGCACCAAAAACAACGTTATCTGATGCTGCATCTCCTAGTGTTAATGTTCCTCCGTTAAGTGTTGTAGTACCTGTGACAGTCAGGTTTCCACCTACGGAAACATTACTTGTTGTAGTAATAGTATCTATATAAGCATCTTTGAATCGTAAAGCATTTGTACCTAGGTCAATGTCGCTATCTGTGACAGGAGCAATAACTCCATTGCCTATATATACTTGCTGTACTGAACTGCTTGAATCATCTATCCAAAACTCAATGTGGTCATTAGTTGTATCTATTAATACTTTGTTAAGAGGTGTAACTACCCCTGCATCTCCAATAACACCTATAACTGGCCCTTCGGCTGCTGTGCCGTCATGTTTGTGACCTGTTTGGTTATGAAAAGCATTCGCTATAGCATTATATTCATTATTGAATATTGCTGCTGTGATGGTATCGCCATCTGAAAACGTACTTTGTCGTGTATATCCTGCCATTTTTTATCTCCTGCCTGAAGGTACGTAATCTACAAAGAATCCATTTACTGTGTATGGAGACTTTGTATCGTCACTTCTAATTCTGAACATGTTACTATGTCCACTCCCTTGTAGTTGTTGTCTTACTAATGGTTTTTCTGAAGCACCAAAAACTGCTCCAATACCAAATGTTGCTTCTCCAAATAAAGATGGAGGTGGTATTCTATCTAATATATAATCTGCTGGTTGAGGATGATTAGGGTCATCATAATTATATCTAACTCTTAATACTGGAGTTACTTCACCCTCTGGGCCAAAAGATATTTTTATAAAATGTAAAGTCTTTAATGTACCTAAATCTCCATAATCAATATTTGGAGTTTCATACTCAGCTATTACATTTTCACCATTAAAACTATTTCCTTCATCATGTTTAAAAACTCTTCCTTCTAAATCTCCATGGAAATATTTTTCTAGTCCGTTATTATCAAAACCTGCTGTTATCGCAGGACATTGAATACCTAATGTTTCTGACCATTGAAATCCTGCTGTAGGATTAGCAGTAGAACCTGGTCTTAATGTTCCTATAATTCCTTTAGAACTTGATGTAGTGTCTGAACCTGCATCTACATAAAATAATCTATACTGAGACCTATCACCTATAACGACACTACTAATAGTAAATGAGTTAATCCTTTCTGCTATCTTTTGCACTAAAGGCTGTATTTGTTTACTAATACTACTTAACTCAATATCACCAATTCTTGATGTACCAGCAACTGTTCTGAAACCATCTGGTGCTAAGAATATCAAGTCACCAGCAATCTCCTGTATGCTTTGTCCATCTAAACAGCCAACGTTATCTGTAACAGGTACGATAGCTATTGAAGTTGAATCATTTATATTTATTAACTTATGAATACTCTCTCTACAAAATATAAATAATTCGTTACGGAAACTTTTAATTCCAACTACAGCATCTTCTAAAGATATATTACCTGCCGTAGCTGCACTAAAGTTGTTGACTTCATTGACTCCACTAAAAAAGATAGTGTTCTTTTGACTAGCATCACCAGCAACAACAAAGTGTTTATCGTGGATTGTTCCTACTTTAGGAGCTACAGTTCCACTTACTGTAATCTCCTCTGTTATAAAAGTTCTACTTGTTAGAACTCCTGTTCCTTCCATTCTAAATCTGAATGGTTTATTAGCTCCGTCTACTATTAAGACATCACCAAAATCACTAGCACCTTCAAAGACATCAAATGAACATTGTCCCTGATTAGTCCTAGCTAGTGTGCTTCTTCCTGTAAAGGTAGTATAGTTATCTCCACTAGAAGAAACTCCTGTTCTATTTATTTGTAGCCAGCTAGTTCCGTCCTGACTAAAAAATATCCCATCTCCTGCACAAGCTATGACTCCATCTGCATAAACTTGTAATCCTAATATTTTATTTGTGCCGTTAGGATTAACAGCATCATCTCCACCAAATCTAGTAAAGCCACTTACACGTCTATAGCCACCCTCAGTACCTACTTCAAAGTTTCTAAGCTTTGTAGCAAATCCTGGAGTTCTTAATAAAGCTAACGAGTTTGTAGATTTTATTAATCCACCTTCGCAAGCTACTGTAAACGGTTGTGAGTTTGCCATTAAAAGTAAATCCTATCATCAGTAATATACTTAGGCTGTGGATTTAAAAGGTTCTTTTTCATATTTCTCATTCCCTTTTTAAAATCTTCCAAAGCAAAAGCTGCCTGTTGAGGACTGTCTTTGAACTGCCAAACGTAGTATCTAGTTCTAGCTGTAATTACATTTGAGTATTGGTCTGGAAAAGCTATAGTGTCTCCATGTGATGATAAAGCTGTTGGCTTTTCATAAGCATAAAAATGAATGTTATAAACTTTGTCAGGTATAGGACTTAGGCCAAACTTTCTATTGTCTGGACTTCTATATACTCTAACTGGTTCACCACGTGCTTGAGTATCAGCATCATCTAAATTTTCTTGGTCTCTATAATATCTAGTCCATTCATCTAAAGTTATATACTTTAATCCTTTAGATACGAATGGAGAAGTTTCTCCAGATACATTTACTGTTGTAACTAAAAAATCATCCCAATCTATTGAGGCATAATCTGTTGTTATATCTGAACTCCCAGCTTTTAATGTATACCATCTTTGTCCTGCTACAGTAGCTACAGTTACATTCCCATAGAAAGGGTCTGTACTTCCACTAACTCCAGCACTAAAGAAAGGTAACTGAGGTTCTTCATTAGCAATATCAAAAATCGACTTATTTATAGAATCTTTAACAAACTGTTGTAAACCTACAGCACCTGCAAAGTTAGCAGATGTTAAAGGTATTTCATTGAGTTCTCTTAATGCTTGGTTTGTTAATTCTAAATATGTCGTAGCCATTATTTTTTATGTACCTTTTGTATTGCAAAGTTAGCAGTTAAGCTTGCTCCTTTATGTTTTACAAACTTACCTGAATGTTTCATTAATTTATAACCACCTTTGGGTTGTTTCATCCAATGGTAGCCTTTGGGTGCTTTAACTTTCATATTAGCAAGGTTTAGCTTTAGGCATTACTTCGCCACCGTGACCATACATAGCTCTTTTCATTTTGCCACCATGACCTTTTTTCTTACGAGGCATGTTATAACCACCACCCATCTTCTTCATTCTTTTTTCTTTTCCGTACATTTGTTTCCCCTAAATTAAAAGTGGAGGAGTCCGAAGACTCCCCCTAGTTGTTATTAGTCAATAACGTAGAAAGCACTTACTAATGCTTCTGGTCTAAGAACTTTTGCTCCGTAGACATGAAGACCTCTCACGATGTCACCAAAAGAACTTGGGTCTCTGATAACTTCTGTTGAAAGGATTGTATTAGCAGTAGCTGTTGAACTGATATGTCCAGCTAAAACTTTACCACTTGCATTTGATGTAGCAGCAATGTTGTTAGATTTGTACATATCAAATCCTCTTAGTTTTCCACTTGATACTAAGCCATTTCTAATAGAACCTTGACCTGCATTGAAGTCAACTGACAATAGCTTTGAACCAGATTTACCTAGCTCTTCGTAGAACTGAGGTGGTGCAACGAACCATCTACCTTCTTCAGGTACATTTTGGTCGTCTAATTTTCTAGCCATTCTAGCCATTAAGTCTAATGCATCAACACCAGTTCCGTCTGAACCTAATAGGTCGACTGAATTAGTTGCATGAGACATTGTTGCATCTGCTGTTGCACTATCAGAACCAATAATATGGTCTGGGCTTGAAGCTGATACACCAGAGAACATAGATGCTATAACAGCAGCATCGTATGAATCTTTTAGAGCATAAGCTGCACTTGAAGATGCAACTTCCTTGAAGTTTACATGTGACATGTTAGTTTCAATATCATCTACGATGAATTTGAAAGCTTTAGCACTATCAACAACAAGGTTTAACTCTTGGTCTGTCAACTTAGTAGCAGAAGTGTCAGAACCTCTAGTATAATCTGATACTGAGATTACTGGTTCTTTGATAATCTTTACTGAGTCTCCATAAGCAGATATTTCACCAGCATAGTCGGTGTTTGTAATAGCTTCTACCACACTCGCTTTTCTGAAAAAGTTTAAAACCTTTCTAGAGTAAACGGAAGGTAAGAAATAACTATTAGCTTGTCCACTTACGGAGTTAGCAAAGTTAGCATCGGTATCTGTTGAAGGTTCAAAATATTGAGCCATGATACTTACTCCTTTAAGTTAATATAGTTAATCTCTGATAATTCTACCTGACTGCATGGCCTCTGATATTTCCTTTTCGTATTTATCAAATTCATCCATGCTTAAGGCATTTATCTCCTTTTCTGTCCATACTCTCTCCTGCTTAGGGTCAACTGTTGTTGTTTTAGTTGATACCATATCAGCAGCAGATTGAACAGGCTTTTGAGAAACTGGCTTCACACTTGGGAGTTCTATTCCTAAATCCTTTTTAAATAAATCTAAAGCTCTTGATGCTAAGTCTGCATCGTCAGCATTTGAGTAAATCCAATCCTGGATAGACTGAGGTTGTTCTTTAGCCCAACTATGAAAATCATCGCTATTGCGAATATCATCAAAGTCAGGATGTCTTTCTCTCAATCTAACTTCAGCTTGACCTTTCTTCATCTTGATTTCATTATTTCTCATATCTGCAATAGTTTGTTCTAAATCTTGAACTCTCTCATTGCTTTGTAAATGAGCTACAGTTTCTGCAACTGCATAAAAATCAGGATGTTCCTGTTTAAACTTTTCAAGTTCTTCTAAAGTCTTTGGAGGTTGATACTGAGCTTTCGCTGCTTGTGCCAACTCTTGTTCTTTAGACTTCCACTCTTCTAGTTTACTGTCATAATGACGTTTCATGTCATCATAACGTTTCTTCCAGTCAGGCCTACTATAAGGAGTATCTGTAGATAACTCCTGTTTCTTAGATTCTAACTCCTCAGTATTAACATTCTCAGCTTGAGTTATGTCGTTACTGTCGAATAATTTATTCTGAGGTTGCTCAAAGAATAAACTATCATCTGCTGAGACAAACTTTTTGTCATCAGGTTTATGCCAAGATTTTTTTTGGTTATAAGGATTGGCTTGTTCCTCATTTTGTGCGACTTGTTCAGTTGCCATTTTTCTCTCCTTACTCAGGGCTTCGTTACAAGGTAGCTCTTTGTCGACAAGAGGGCTTGTTGTAAAGGTAGCCTTTCTGGTGTTTATGTAGGGGCTATCGAATGATAGGTAGCCTACGGTTTATTATCTGATGGGTATACCACCTGAAATCATAGCATCAGCGATTCTCTTTTCAGTATCTTCAACTTCTGCTTTATTCAAGTCGTAAGTTTTTTCAGGGTCAGTAGCTTGGATTGTCTCCTCTCTAACATCATCCATCATGTACCCACCAGCTCTTCTTGCTTGTCTTTCCATTGGTGCATCTGCTTTACTCTCGGCTTCTTCCATCATTCTCTGAAGGTTATCAGCTCCGATTTCTTTAGTTGCTTTCGCAGTAAAGACAAACTCTCCATCCGATAACCTAGCAGGTATCGAATCGGAGACTCCTGAGCCAGGGCCTTCTACAGGGCCTGACCCAGCAAATTCTGTTGCGACTTCCATGACTTTATCAAAAATCATGCTAAGTCTGTCATCTTGTTCTAATTTTTCTAATAAGTATTTTTCTTCACTTTCGGATAAAGATTCTTCTACAACAAAGTCTAGATAATCGTTTTCCATTTGTTCATCAGATTTCATAGGTTCTGCTTCTGGCATTTCCTCTTCCATCTCTTTTGGTGCAATCATAATAGCTACACCACCTTCTTTAAAACCCATCTTCTTAACTACTTCAGGAGCTTCTTTTGCAAGCTTTTGTAGTCCTTCGTTAGGTAAATCTTTTATTTCGTCTGGTGATAAAATACTTGCCATCTTACTTCTCCTTGGCTCTTCCTATGTTAAGGGCAAACCAATCAATAATTTTGTAAGCCTTACCTACTAATTTATCATCAGCAGGTGTTGGTGTTAATGAAGCAATCAATGAACAGATTGAAACTATCCATGGAACTACTCCAACTATTTTTAAAATTGTATCTAATAAATCTAACATTATTGTTCTCCTCTAGTTAATGCTTCTTTTACTTTTTCTGGTAAACTTTCTAAGTTATCCAGCAAATTCATCTTCCCCTGGAGTCGGTACATTACCTGTTCCGATTGTGCCACCACCAGTTCCTTGACTATCAAGTCCTGCTGGTTCTTGAGGTACTCCTTGAATCCCTCCCATTGGGGATGGTTGACCAGGGGGTTGAGCTTCTTCGCTAACGTTTTGTCCAGCATTTTGCATTCCTATTATTTGTGCCATCAATGCAGCTTCTTCAGGGTCGTTCAGAATTTCATCTGGGTCTAAATCCAAGCTGTAGGCAAGTTCACTAACCAATTTAGAAATCTTAACAAACGGTGCAATAGCAGGATTTTGTGCAGTTTGTAAGAACATAGTAAGTCTTTGACTTCTAACTTCTTTCTGCATCAAGCTATTAGTACCAGTAGCTTTAACTTCTAAATCGCCCTCTATATCTAAGTCACCTTCATGGAACTGCATGTTCCATTGATAGTAAGCTTCTCCTAAAGGTTTTAATAAAAAGTCATCAAGGTTCTTGATAACAGTTTTAATATTTAAACTTGATGCTCCTAGTAGCATGGACATACCTGAAGCAGTCCTTGTCATACTCTGAACACCTGTTTGACCGTGTGAATAACTAGGTATTCCTGTTTGTTCGTCAGCTAACTGTCTAAACCTGTCAAACATCATCATGTTTTCAGGTGCAGTATTTGGAAACTTTAATCCATATATTGATTGACCAGGCATTCCAGCTTGTCTTCTGAATACTTTGCCTGGATAAACTTCCATATTCTGTCCTCCGACAAGAGCAGATTCATCAACATCAAAAACTAATGAGCCTGCTAAAGCTAGATTATCAATAGCCATTCTTGCATGACCATTCATAATCTGCTGTGAGTCATCCATATTTTCAGCAACACCTATACCAAAAAAGTTGTAAGGGTTACGTTCATACGGAAATGCATTATATGGTAATCTAAATGGTGTAAATGGATTAACTACTGCTCTAAGTAATTTGTTTCCACATACCCATGCATTTATTTGAACTTCATCTAGTTCGTCTATATCATCTGGTAATTCAATGCCTGCTTCTTTAGCATATTCAGCATCCATGATGCCCCAATATTCCAATACTTCAAATGTTGTTTCAGTATCGTAAGCATTGTTATCATCTCTTAAATGAGATTCATAACCTCTGTCTACATAGTTTGGCCCTTGTTGTAGACATTCTCTAATTGCATCTTCATCAAAGTAAGGCATGTTTCTTAATGCTCTTATTTGACTACGATTCATTCTGTGTCTATGAATTACATATTCACATTCATCCATGTCTGTAGCTGAAGGGTCAGGATAAAAGTCCCAACAACTTACAAACTCTATGCGAGGTACTCTCACATCTATAGGACTATACTCTCTTCCTTGAGGAGTAGTAGTCCATTTATTTAATCTTTTATTAAAATTAAATGGGCCTTTGACAATTCCTGTACCTAATAAAGCTGCTTCTAATAAAGCATTTCTAATCTCTGAAGAACCGTTTGATTCTTCTATTTGGTCATGGACTAAACGTTCCATTCTCCTAGCAGCTTCTTGTGCTGGATTGACCTCTGGAATATTAGGTATAGGTATAGCTCCTTCTTTTAATGGAACTTGGTCTTCAATAGGTTCAGACACTTCTCCTTGCATAAAGGTAGAGCCTGGGCCTAATACTCTGCCGTCACCTTCATAACCTACATCATAAGGGTCATCTATACGATTACCTATATCATCAGGTATTTCTTGAGGTTCACTAGTTTCTATACCAGGTTGTGGATTGTTAATATCAAGATGTGCTTGAGCTAACTCTCCTTCAGGTATTCTGGTTTCCGATATACCAATAGGAAACTTACCTGTCCCAAAAATAACATCAACTAACTGTCCAAAGGCAGCAAGGACTTTAGTTTTTGTAATTTTAACGAAGACACGTGATTTTTCAGATTCCCTGAATTTTTGATTCTTTTTGTATAAACCCCTGTAGTTCTCAAATGCTGTAATCCAACGTTTCTCGTCAGAGTTTCTAGCATCCTCGGCAGAGTCGAACCTAGAGTTTATTATACCTACAAGATTTAACTTTTGGTCATCTTCTAATTCTAATTGCTGACCAGACTCACCTTCTACATCCATGTAGATTTCATCTGCATTTAGTAATGTGTTGTCTTTGTCTGCCATTTAATAACCAAAAGTAGAGTCAAAAGGTTGGTATAAGTCCCTTTTAATCCCCTTTATTCTGTCTAATGAGCTTTGCATTCTTGGTCGGCTCATTATCATATACCTTAATGCATCGTATGCATGGTCTGATGCATGAGTATCAACATCTTCTGGATTTGTTTTGGATAGTGGTATGGATTGTAATTCTCTAATTAAGTTAGGACATGTGTTAAATATCTGTAACTTAGGTCTTCCACTCTCCCTGACCTTAAGATATTCGTGTACTTGAATTTTCCCCTGTACTCTGTTCTTATCTGCTCGCCTAAGCTTATGACCAGCTCGAACTAGAGATTCACCTACAGTTGGGCCTGTTGTACCAGTTTTCGCCCATGCAGCAGTATCTAATACACCTGATACAGAAAATGGGTCTTCCATTTCCATATCTGTTATTATAGAGGCTAATTCGACACCTGTCAAGCCTTTTCTGTATAATTCACGGTATATTATCAATGTTCCGTCATTTACGTCCACAGCTCCCCACAGGCAGCAGGATTCGGATGCATAACCATAGTCAATCCCTTTTAGTCGTTCCCAGGGTAATGGTATCTCAAATGGAGCTACAATATGTACTTCAGGTTGGAACTCAACAAAGGCTGCACCTTCTGCTACATCCCAGTTTCCTTCTAGTAATTGTCGTCTTTGTATAGGTGGTAAAGATTCCAACATCTTTTCATATACACCGTCCCTAGCTAAGTAAGGGTTATCAGCTAACTTAGCAGGAATAAACTTTCTTGTTAGTCCGTCTTTACCTTCAAAACTTTTGTTAGATTCGTGAGGTTCTATGTATCTTCTCTTTACCCATTGTGAACCAACACCACCAGGGTTAGCAGTACATCTTAGATATGTTTCTATTTCAGGGTCTGTGGTTCTCAAACGAGATGCAAGGTAGTTCCAACTAAACTCTGTTGGGAGATGTGTGATTTCATCAAAGCCAATCCAAGAATAAGCTTGACCTTGGTATCGGTAGACATCAGCATCTCGTTCTAAGAAACCAAATTCTATCTTAGCACCACTTGGGAAGTTCCACAACTTCTCTACTTCTCTAAACTTTGCACCAGGGAAAGCCTGGGGATATAACTCCCTGGACTTATCTATTAGTTCTCTAAGTTCTGGCATAGACCTTCTAAGTATTAAAGCTCTATGTGCTTTTTTATGTGCATATCTTAGTGGGTCAACAAGCATAGCATAGGATTTACCACCTCCTGCTGCTCCACCATACAGAACATCTTTCTCACCTGCTGCTAAAAAATCTGTTTGTGGCCCTTCATTAGCATGGAAGATAACTTTACTATCTTTTATTGTGTCTCTGATTGTGTCTGTGGTTTCTTCAAGCTGGTCTTCTGTGACCAATTTAGATGACGTGTCCTCCGTAACCTTTGTGATAACTTCTTCTTCCGTCTTAAGTCTCTCTTCCTGTTTGGCAAGTTTCTTTTTCTCCTTTTGTATCTTTGCTTTCTTCTGTCGTAGTTTTATTTTTCTTTTTTGTTCGGCTGAATAGTTGTATTGAGACGTAACTCCCTTGGGTCTTCCTGTTTTTTTCTTTGGATTACCTGAATCGGTTAGAACAAACGAACCATCTTCGTTAGTTTCGTAGTCTTCTGGGAATATTTCCCACAAATCTTTTTCTAAATGTTTCTTTAATGCTACATGACTAATCTTTCTGCCTGTTTCTTCAGACAATAGTGTAGCTGCCTCACGTAATGAGTAGGCTTTGTTGTAAATACTCTTGAGATATTTGTTGAGAGCTTCTAATTGCTCTGGGATAGGCTTGAGATAGCCTTTGACCTCACTAATCTCGTAACCAAATGGAATGGTTGCTGATTTTTTCTTGATATAGTTAGGAGGAATACTAGACATAATAAAAAGCTGCCTTTTTAGAAGACACTACCTAGATGAAATAGTGATTTTTAGATTCTAAAAAGGTCTTAAGCATAACTCAGGACTGCTCCTTGGTTTGATTCTTATTTTTACCAAATATTCTGTCCCAATTATCTTCGTATGCTTGTTTAGAAACTGCTCTAGGTCTAGGCTTTGCACCTTTACCTGCTGCATTTCTATACATACTCCGTCTTAATGGAACGGAATTGTGTTTATCATCGCTACCAATCTGTGGCATCTTACCATTTTACCCTATTAGCCCAATATGCTGCTGACATTTTACCTTTCTTAATGTTTTTAGCATGTCTAGCTTTGAATGACTTAGCTCTTTTTGTCATAGTTCTATCACCTGTTTTGCCTTGTTGTCCAAAACGTATAGTTTTAACCTTATCGCCTTCTTTTGCAACAACAACATGTGATTTTGTTTTATGTCCTGGTGTTCTTTTTGGTTTGTTATAACCTGATACACCTGCTCTAGCTAACCTAGGGTCTTTTTTCTTAGCCATTATTTCCTGTATGCTCTAGTTTTTTTAGCAATTTTCTTAGGTTGTTTTACAAATTGCTTACCTTTTCTGTTACCTGCTGCTTTAGCTCTGTTAGTTGCCCTCTTTTCAGCAGGACTCAAAGCATTCCAAGCTGCATCAGGTAAATATCTTTTCTTACCTTTGCTTGGTTTACCATCTGAAGTTCGCCACTTTTGTCTGCCCCACTTCTTTAGAGATAGTTGAGACTTCTTCAACGTCATTTATAACCTCCACCTGCTTTCTTGTAGGCTTTGGCTAACATTTGAGCCTTACGAGCTGACCATTGTCCTGGCTTTCCACCCTTACCACCAGCCTTAATACGGTTAAAAATCCGTTTTCTTAGGGTTGGTTTAGTGTAGTTACCTGCTTCGTTGACTCTTGACTTGGCTTTTTTCTTTGCTGGCATTAGTGTAGTGTTACCTCTTTCTTTGGCACAAAGTCTGTTACTTCTCCTACGATAATAAGACCGTAGTGTTCTGCTAAGTTTTGTGCTTCTTTATATGTACTGGTTTTTATAAATGGCCCTAGAACAATTCTAGAGTCATCATCTAAGAACTCAGTTGCATAAACTCTTTCATCCATCGACTTCTGTATACTCTCCATCCTCGGCTGATAAATCAATGGTGTCTTTTTGTGGAAGAATAAAAATCCCTCCTGTGACATTGTGATTAATGTCAAGTTTTTCTTTCTTTATAACACCAACTCTATCTAATAAAGTTTGTGCTGCCTGTAGTTTTACGTTAGCTTGAGGCACGGCCTCGTCACTATGCATAATCTCTACAAGCTTGAAAGCTGCTGAAGGTGCTTCCCTTGCAAGTACATTCGAGGCCAAATCAATTATTTCCTCTTTAAGACTGTTTATAACTTGGTAGTGATTGCCTGAGTAACCTGCGAGTTCGGCTGAGAGCTTTAAGTTACCCTTAGTATCTACTAAATGTTGCAAGAACTTCTCTTGCTTCTCTGTAAGCTTTCTGGTTGTTAAAGCACTCATGTCTATTATTATAAAGCTACTATCAAACTTGTCAAGTTTTTCGCCAAAATCTATTGACAAAACACTATCTCAACTGTATAATGAGGATGTGTCCGTGGGGGGTCTATATAGTCTATACAGCCTCCCTCGACCAACAACACCTCATACTCGGTTGGGGGCGATTTTTTAGCCCTGCTTAACACCGAAAAGTTCCTAAAAATATTTGAGCATGTGCATATATACCTGGTATGCCCCCTGGCCACCTGCCCACCCTTTATAGACTCTGGAGACTTTGAAGACTTTGAAGAACCACCAGGAGAAATAAAAGAACCTGGCAAGCTTTGACAAGTTAACAAGTAATAACAACTTATAAAGACCCAAGACGTGAACCAGAGAAGCCCCAGGAGAACTTCTAAAACTTCCCAGGCTTCATAGGGTTACTGGGTTATTTCCTGGCAACCTGGCAGAGCTTAACAGCATATAAATATTAATGGGCTGGGGGCTGGTGTTAAGTTGGGCTTTTCTCTTTTAGTTGCAATTAAAAAAAATATGTGTATATTAATAATTATTCATAACTACTAAGGAGAATAAATATGAATTTTAAAGAAGCTAAGAAACATAATAAAAAATTATGGGACTTGTATTTAAAAGATGAGATAACAAAAGAGGAGGAGGAAGAAGGGCAAATTGATTTGGCAGATTTAGTAAGCAATCAATTAGAATCAGATGAAGGCCTGGACAAATTCTATTTTATATTATTTCATCTAACTAATGCTAATGGAGTCAGAGCTTTATTACCTGACTGGCAAGAATTTAAATTTACTGATGAAGAAGGGCAGAAAAAATACTGGCACGGTGCTAGTCTTTTGTATTCTAGGCTTGACAATTATCACAGTAGAAAACTATCAGAATATCTAGGAAAGTCTAACAGGGTTACCTGGTGGGCTATCCATTATGAAGTAGCAGGCATCAAAGAAGATGTTAAAGAATACCAGAAATGGAAAGAAGAAAAGGAGGCAATAGCATAAATTTAAAAGCTCCCCTGAAGCCCTGGCAATCGCTGGGGCTTTTTTTTATTTGCAAGTAAAATAATTTTAATGTTATACTTTTACCATCATATAAACTAAAAGGAGAATATATATGAAAAATGAAAGTAAAAACCCTATTTGCTCAGAGGGTCTAAAGGTTAAGAGCTTGACCAATAGCAACGGAAATAAAGTAGCTAATCAATTTGTAATTACTACGGCTGAAGGAACTTTTTTCCAAAGTTATGGGACAATCGTAGCAGGCTACACAGAAAACGGCCTGGTGTTTGATGCTGATTACTGGAACTACTCCAGGACAACCAGCAGACATAGAAATAATTTTACTGGCTTAGATACAGCAGAAACTAAAAAGAGAATCAAAGACGGTAAAATAAAATTTCAACAGCTTAACCCTGATAATCATTACGCAGGCTACGGCTATTAATAAAAAATAATCCCCTTTAAAAGACCCTGGCAAATGCTGGGGTTTTTTTTATCTCTTTTTTATAATATAAATACGGCTTATAATCTATTATAACTCTAAATTATCGGACGGCCTGAGAGCTTCTCTATTGCATTTTAGTTAAAAGTAAGGCTTAGGTATTGCTTAAGGTGTAAAAATGGATTCTGTAAAAGTCAACCCCTAAATGAAAAAAAGTATATATTTTTTTAAAATGGCTTGACTGGGTTTTTAAATTTGTTTATTTTTATAGTTATATATTAACTAAAGGAGAAAATATATGACAATGATACGATATAACACAGCCAGGGAATACCTGGATGATGAGAATATAACAAGCTCTAAGCAGATAGCCTGGGCTACATTAGAGACTGAGGAACTTAGCAACGGTGGTCAATGCTATGAATACCTGGAGGATGTCCCAGAGGATGACCCTAGAACGTTTACATTTATGAGACGTAGCCTAGGACTGAATCACGATGACGTAGCAAAGGTAATGAATCTCTGGCAACTGAATCAGAAGTTCCCTGACTAGAGCTAAGAGCCTTATAAATAGCCCCATTAATTTGGGGCTTTTTTTTGCTTGACTTTTCTTTTACTTTCATATTAAACTAAAAGTATATTAACTATTGGAGAATAGATATATGAAAAATGACGATTTGTATTTAGGTAAATATTCTGCTGAAGAACGGAATATTATTATGAAAGTATACGGTATCACTATCGGACTATATGAGTGTAGATACTGGATTGATTGCGAAGAAGAGCATAATTATCTTACTGAGCATGATATAAAAGAAGGTAATGTTGCTTCATTTAATATGATGCATTACACAATATCAGAATACGTAGCTGAATTAATTGAGGAGATGTTCTCATTTGCTATAAGCTACGATAAATATACTGGTAACATGGACGATATTGTAGCTAGTAATATCTGCCCTTTTCAATCAAGAAAAGATTTTAAAGATAATCTTTTTAAGGCCGTAAGCGAGCCTGAATATGGGAGATGGGGCAAAGGCTGGGATGAAGGACAATATCTTGACCCTGACGGCCTGATACATTACCTGGAGCAGACTTCAGACCACGGCCTGGACATTGACCAGGTATCAAAGATATTTAAAATAGGAGAGTATGCCTGGGAACGTGAGGCAACTAAGGAGGAGATAAAAGAATATTATAATAGTTAGTAAGTAACCACTACCACTTGAAGCCCCTTAATTGGGGCTTTTTTGTGCCTGGAATATCAGATGTGAAATAGTTAAATACTGTCCAGGGTCAGTTCTTATCTGTCAAAAAGTCCTGATTCAATTACTAATATTCCAATAAAACATAATGTCAATATGCTCATTCCAATTCCAGCAATTAAAATATCTGCTTCCATATATTTGCTCCTATATAATTTATATAGACTGTATAGTATCATAAATATTTAATAGAATAAATATATTTTTTTATATTTCTTTATAATTATTTTATAAAAACTACTTGACATTATAAAACTTTATGTTCTATATTCTATAAAGACTATATAAACGGAGAATAAATATGGACTATAAATTTAAAAAACAAATTACGTTTCCAGACTTTCATCAGACAGTCAACGTAGATAAAATCAAATCATTCTCACTTCAAGAACTCAATGCACTAGATAGATTGTTGGACGGTAAGGCCAGCAAAAAAGACTATGCAGTCTTAACAAAGGCAGGAGGTCAGAGTGGCAAATAAAACTAAAACCTATATGGTAACTATCGATGTCATAGATAGCTATAATTGTGAAGTGGAGGCCTCTACGGAGGCTGAAGCTTTACAGAAAGCAAAAGAGATAGAGAACCCCAATGCAATGACTTGTCCCCATTACACAGAGAAAAAAGTTATTGGTATAGATAAGGACTGGGTATGAGCAATAAAATAAAAACAGTAGAAGCTAATTATACCCAATCAGTCCAGCACGATATATCCCATCTTGATATTGACTACGATGAGATACAACATCATTGGTGTAAATACGGCACACTTGTTATAGAAATGAAAGACGGCACGACACATGAGGTTGACAACGGACATTACCTTGACGTAGATTTTAAATGGCCAGAAGAATTAAGATTCTATAATGAGGACGATGAAGACATAACAGAAGACCAGGACGGTAACGGATGAGCCACGAAGGACACACAAGATTTTTAGAAGACAGGCTTGAGCTAGTGCAAGAAAGCCTTAGACATATACCAGGACTAGACGGCATGCGAGATGACTTGAAAGATGATTTGCTTGAGCATGTGATGTCATACGTTGAGGGCTATGAGGATGCTGGACAGGACTACCCTATCTTACAGCTTGTCATTGAATGGTTTGTTCACAAGACAGCAGATAGTATGTCAGGTGCAGACTTAAACAAGATGGCAGACGACTATGAGAAAGAGAAGATGCCAGCTCACTTTAGGTATTTAGTAGAATGAGAAAAGCTAAACAAATAATTACAATAGACCACGTGAAGAAGGCTACATCGCAGGGTTGTGGAGGCCGTGGCAGACGTATCAAATGTGCAATGGCTACAATGAATAAACATAAGAAACGTAGCTACAAAAGATATAGAGGACAAGGCAGATGAGTATAGAAAAACAATTACTAATTGATTACAAAACTAAATTAAATAAAGCAGTCAGCTTACTTAGTGAGATGGTTTGTCAGGCAGATGAAGATACTCCAGGCGAGTATAGGACAAGACATTTTAGAGAATGTATGGATGAGTGTATTGATTTTGTAAATGACTGTAGAGCAAATGACGAAGTGAGGGTAAGATGAAATTTGATGATAAGAACTTTTTATATCCAGGAGATGTAGTAATGTGGGCTGGAGCATGGGGACATGAGCCTTACAAGAAAGCAAAGGTAGAGACCATTACTGTTGTTGAGCCTGGAACAAAATACGGAGACGATGTGGCAAGTCTACATTGGAACTTTGTAAGAAACAGAGAATGTATCATTGGCCTGGACAATACCCATTGGTGTTGGGGCTTTCAAGTTAAGAAGGTGGAAGATGGAACAGATACTAAATAATTTATTGGGTCTATTATTTTTAATTGGAGCAGGCTGGTTTGCCTGGGAAAGTTCAATGATAGTAGATGAAATGAAACGTAAAAGGAGAAAGAAATGAAAAGTTATGTTACGACTATAATCGCTACGTTATTACTAGGTGGCTTGTCTTTCGGATTAATCTTATCGTTTAATCTGATTGAAGAAGATAGAAAATATTTGACCAAGAGGTTGAATGAATTAGATGCAAAGTATAATACGATGCAACAGCAAGTGATGGAGGCCACGAATAAACAAGAAAAAGTTTTAATGTTGATGGCTGTCTATCGTGATGGTATCAATACTTTGAAATCACAAATGGATGAATACAACGTTGAGCTGGTTGAAAACATCAATGAGATTGTAGGCAATCAGGAGATGCTGGCTGAAGAACTAGAAGAGCTGTCAGCTACTGGTGGCTTTGGTGTTCTGACAGGCAACTTACCACCAGCTAATATGGATGAACCAATGGACGAACCATTTACAGAAGAGGATTTTATTACCTTTGAAGAAGAACAGTTTGAAAACGGAGAAATGATAGAGGAAGAGGCAGAGGGGCTGGACGTGGTTAACTTACCCCCTAATGAACCACCAATACAAGAACCAGCCCCAGTCTTTGCATGTCCAGAAAGGGACAGAAGTGTAAACCTGGACAGATATATCCGTAGACTAGACTTCTCAATGACAACAAGTGTTGTATTAAATTATGATGTTATTGAAGGCGAGATACAGAACATGGTCTTTACTGATAGTAAGGGCAACACAGGAAGAAGATTGTATGAAGCATTAGAAAAGTATTTACTTGATAGTGCTATGATAATAGAGCCTGAAGGAAGAGATTGTAGACTTCCTTTTAGGATTGTAGTAGAATAAGTTTAAAGGAGAACAGGGATGACAGAAAAGAAACGTGTAAGTCATTTAAATTATACACTAGCAGGTTCATCATCTAATGAACAAGCCCTGGACTCTGGAGGGAAAGAGATACTTCAAGAGGCTGAGGAAAGTGCTATTAAAAATAATCCTCGTATAAGTGCAAGCGAAGTTAGCCAGGTAAACCAGTTGCAGGCCTATCCTGGAAAGTCTCACCCTCACTTTATTGAAGACAACGACACATGTCTATGTGGCCGTAAGCTAAGTGAAAATTATTATAAGAACGTAGAGGATAACTGTTATGTTCACATGACCCAGGGTTACTAATGGTAAATCAATTATACTTATGTAAAAGATACGAAGGCCAAGACGAGCCTGATGTTAGAACTATCTCAGTAGAGTTCTTCATTCATCTTTACAACAACAACGAGTTACCTAAGCCTGAAGATATGATAGTTACATGTAGTGAAGAAGATATGTCTAATGCATTGTATGGAGAAGAAGGAGTGCCATTAGACCCTAAACCTTTGAATGGAGAAGAGGTATGAAATTATATATTACAAGTATCGGAAAGTTTACCGTATACAAGAGCAAGAATACTTATGACGAGCCTTGCTATCTAGTTGATAGTGATACAGGCACAATGTATTTTAATTGTAGATGGTATGACTTACCAAAGCTAAGAGAGTTATTAGCTAAGTTAACATGAGTAAAGACAAAGCTATATTCATATCAAAAGAAATGAATTACGAGCAGTATAGAAAGTTTTGTAATACGGAACATGGTATCAATAGTTATATGGTGGAGCATCTTCAAGGAGATAAAGCACATCAAAATATTTTTAAAGTTTCTGTCTTCAAAGAAGACGAAAATAAATTTAATGATTTAGTAGTTGCATTGAATTTATAGGTATGTTTAAATCTAACTACATTATTTTTTTAGGAGAATATATATGGCAGTAGTAAGTGGAAAAGCTTATTGGGCTTCAGTAACAAGCCCTAACACAACGTTTGAACCAGTCTATACTGTAGACCTGGTTGTAGATGATAAGACGGCTGATGACTTCCAGGCACGTGGATATAAAGTTAAAGAACTAACTATCAACGAAGAGCCAGTAGGCAGAGCAATCACTATCAAGAGAAAAGTAAATGGAGCTGACGGTAGAACCAGACAAGCCCCTAAACTTTTTGACAAAGACAAAGTTCCTATGGACGAAGTAGTAGGGAATGGAAGTGAAGTCAAAGTGCAGTATGCAGAATGGGAAACCAGCAACAAGTATGGCGACTTCAAAGGGCTAGACTTCCAGGCTATGCAGGTTCTTGACCTGGTATCTTATAGAAGTGGCGATGGCGATGAGCTGGGTTCAGTTGAAGGTGGCGAGGAGTTCTAATGATTGTAAAGATAGAAACTCAAGACGGAATGACTGAGCATGATACGAATGCCATTAAGAATAAAGATAGCCGAGTGCAGGCTGAAGTCTTAGTAAGAAAAGTATCTACACTTGAAATACTAAGAGAAGCATTGCAGATAGCTAACGTAGTCCATCGTAAAAATTTGGAAGACATTTGTCAGGCCTCGCCTGAGTCTAAAGTAGAAACCTCTACTGAGGACGAGTAAGTAATATGGTTGGCTACTCCATAAAAGTAGCACGGTGTTGGGGTAAGTTATATCGTAGTGTATATTTGTTCTCCATCTCTTGTCCCAGCACCTATTTGGAGACACAATGAAAGAACAAAGCAAATTTACGAAGTATCACTTACCATGTCCAGCATGTAATAGTTCAGATGCTTTATCAGTTAACGAAGATGGGTCAGCAAAATGTTTTAGTTGCGACAAATTCTTCCCAAAGTTTGAGCAGAACACAGATGAATTTTACACCCCAGAACCAAAGACAGCTCCCTTGTTAAACGTCCACGGAGCTTCATTCGCATCCCTCAAAGACAGAAGCATTAGTGCTGAGACGGCCAAGAAGTTTGGGGTCAAGGTTGTTTATGATAGTCAAGGAGAGATAGCACAGCATATATATCCTTACTATATTAAGCATGAGCTTACAGCTAACAAGATAAGATACACCAGGGATAAAAAGTTTTTATGTCAAGGACAGATACAAGGCACAGGATTATTTGGACAACATTTATTTAAAGAAGGTGGAAAGTTTTTAACCATAACTGAAGGGGAGGTAGATGCTATGTCAGCTTATGAACTTATGGGTTCTAAGTGGGCTTGTGTATCTATCAAGAGAGGAGCTTCATCGGCAGTCAAAGATGTTAAAGAAAACTTAGAATATGTAGAAAGTTTTGATAACATCGTTATTTGTTTTGATGGCGATGCTCCAGGCATCAAGGCATCTAAAGAGGTTGCCTCTATTCTTAAGCCAGGTAAGGCCAAGATAATGACTTTACCAAATGGGTTTAAGGATGCTAATGATATGCTCAAGCAGAAAAAGTTTGAGCATTTTGTTAGGGCATGGTGGGATGCACAGGTCTTTACTCCATCAGGTATCATAAGGGTATCTGAAAAGAAAGAACAATTCTTTCAAAGAGAAAAGAAAGAGTGTGTCCCATATCCATGGCAAGGACTTAACAATAAACTATATGGTTTGAGACAAGGCGAGCTACTAACATTGACAGGTGGAACAGGCCTAGGTAAATCAAGTGTAACCAGAGAACTAGAACATTGGCTTATCAATGAGACAGCAGACAATGTAGGCATCATAGCTCTTGAAGAAGACTGGAGACGAACAGTTGACGGAGTGCTATCTATTGAAGCAAATGCCAGGATATACATTGACCAAGAAAGAGATAAGTTTGATAGGAAAACATTGGAGGATATGTATGATAGAACTTTTAACGGAGACAGAGTATTTGTCCATGCTCATTTTGGTACTAATGATATTGAGTCTATTTTTTCAAAACTTCGATACCTAATTATAGGATGTGATTGTAAGTGGGTAGTAGTAGACCACTTGCACATGCTGGTATCAGCCATCGGAGAAGGCGATGAGAGAAGAGCTATTGATAATATTATGACCAGGCTTAGAAGTATGGTTGAAGAAACAGGAGCAGGTATTATTTTGGTCAGCCATCTACGAAGAGTAGACGGAAACAAAGGCCATGAGAATGGTATAGAAGTTTCTCTATCTCACTTGAGAGGTTCTAACAGTATTGCTCAGTTATCTGATTGTGTTATTGCTTTAGAAAGAAACCAGCAAAGTGATGACGAGTTAGTGTCCAGGACAACAAGATTAAGAATACTTAAGTCAAGATATACTGGAGATGTAGGCCTGGCCACCAATCTAATCTATGATATTGAAACAGGAAGACTTGCTGAACAAGACTTATCAGAACTAGAACCAGATGACCAGGAGTTGCTATTGTGAAATTAGTCTTCGACATAGAGACTGATGACCTTAAGGCGACTAAGATATGGTGTATAGTAACAATAGATGAAGAGGGATTTGAAAGAACTTTTGACCCTGAACATATTGAAGACGGTATTAAACATCTCCAAGAAGCAGACACCCTAATAGGACACAACATACTAGGGTTTGATATACCAGTAATAAAAAATTTATACGGTGTTGATTTATTTGATAAACAAATTATTGATACTTTAGTTGTATCAAGACTTATAAATCCTAACAAAGAGAAAGGCCATAGCTTACAGAACTGGGGCTTTCTTTTAGGACAGAACAAAGGGACACCACCTGAAGACTTTACTATCTACAGTAAAGAAATGCTGGACTACTGTGTACTAGATGTAAGGTTAAACAGAAAACTTTACCAGCATTTACAACAACACGTAAAAGGTTTCTCTCAGGAATGTGTAGACCTGGAACATTCTGTTTTTAAAATTATATCTCAGCAACGTAAAGACGGCTTCAAGTTTGATATGGTGCAAGCTATGTCTTTACTTAGTAAGCTAGTCGCAAGACGGAAGGAGGTTGAAGACGAAGTACACGAAACGTTTAAGCCTAAGTGGGTTGATGTAAAAGAAGTTGAGCCACGTTTAAAAAAAGACGGCACGTTATCTAAGCAAGGACTGACTGAGCATGAGTACAATAATCTATTAGAAAAGTTTGCAGATGTACCCATGCCAAAAGATTATAAGTTTATAAGAAAACAATTAGTAGAATTTAATTTAGGTAGTAGAAAACAAATCGGAGAATACTTAATAGATTTTGGATGGAAGCCTGAAAGGTTTACACCTACTGGACAGCCTATCGTAGATGAAGGTACGTTAAAAAAAATAGAACACATACACGAAGCTAATCTGATAGCTGAGTATTTACTTTTACAGAAGCGAATTGCACAGATACAGTCCTGGATAGATGCCGTTGAAGAAGACGGCAGGGTTCATGGTTATGTAATTAGCAACGGTGCGATTACTGGAAGGATGACACATAACAATCCTAACATGGCTCAAGTTCCTAGTATACACAATGTATACGGAACGGAGTGTCGACAATGTTGGACTGTTGATGAAGGCAACAGGCTTGTAGGTATAGATGCAAGTCAGTTGGAGCTTAGATTATTAGCACACTATATGGCAGATAAGGAGTATATAAATGAAATATTACATGGAGATATTCACACAGCTAACCAAAAACTTGCTGGACTTGAATCAAGAGACCAGGCAAAGACTTTCATCTATGCCCTCATATACGGAGCAGGAGACGAAAAGATTGGAAAAATCATTGGAGGAAGTAGAAAAGAAGGTAAAAGAATGCGAGAGTCTTTTCTCAGTAGTCTCCCATCATTTAACAATCTTAAGAACAGAGTTGAATCAGCAACGAGGAAAGGATTTTTAAAAGGCCTGGACGGAAGGAAGATAAGACTAAGACATAAACATGCTGCTTTAAATACATTATTGCAATGTGGTGGAGCAGTAGTAATGAAAAGAGCTTTGGTAAAATTAGTTGACTTACTAGAGTTAAACACAATCAACTACAAAATTGTAGCCAACGTACACGATGAATGGCAGATAGAAACTACAGAGAAAACAGCAGACTTTGTAGGGGAGATGGGGATAAAAGCAATAAGAGAAACTGCTGATTACTATAATATGAGGTGTCCTTTAGATGCTGAGTATAAGGTAGGAGGGAACTGGAGTGAAACCCACTAAGAAAGACCAAAAGAAATTTGACCTAGACTTGAAGTACGGAGAGATACGAGAGGATAAAATTAGGGACATGTTAGAGAACAAAAAGATAGAAGTAAAATCTGAACGTGGAAGATGGATGGAAACAGGAAACATTTGTATTGAGTATGAGTCCTGGAGTAAACCATCTGGTATACGAGCAACGGAATCAGACTATTGGTTTCATAATTTATGTGTAGGAGATAAAGAATTTTGTACTATTGTTTTTGATACTAACATGTTAAAGTTAATAGTAAATCAATTAGATACATTCAAGACGGTATCAGGGGGCGACCATAATGCTAGTAGGATGTATCTTGTCAACTTACAAAAGCTTTTTTCTAGCGATGTCATCAAAGCATTTAAAGAAGAGCTAGACAAGGAACAAAAAAATGACGACTAAAACTGAAGAGCCTATCGACAAATCGCAAAGTCAGGTGTATAATAATAAGTTCACATCGGAAGCTGGACATTGGTATGACAGAGAGGGGTCGCCAGCTTACACCATCATAGGTGCAAACGGTAAAGAAAGAAACACAACATTAAGAGATGCCAAGAAAGAAGGGCTAGTACCTTCTGTAACTACGGTTCTTAATATTGTAGCTAAACCTTCATTAGAAAACTGGAAAATAAATAAAGCTCTTGAAGCCTCCATTGAATTACAACAAGGCGAGGACGAGTCAAACGAAGACTTTATTTACAGATGCAAGACTGCTCAAAGAGACATAGGTCAAACGGCAGCAGCCCAGGGTACTAAGATACATGCTCTAATTGAAAGAGGATTTGAAGGTAAGTCAAATAACAAATCGTACCGTGCCGTAAAGAAAATTTTAGACAAGCACTTCCCAAAAGAGGAATGGATTGCTGAGGATTCTTTTTGCTCAGATTTAGGGTATGGTGGTAAGATAGACTTATATTCTAAGTCAGGTATCTTTGTGGATTTTAAAACCAAAGACGGCTTGGAAGGTAAAGACCCAGCAAGATTAGTATATGATGAGCATGGTATGCAGTTATCAGCTTATGCACAGGGCTGTGGTTTTGATAGTCCTCAACGTGTATCTGTATTTGTTGACAGAGAGCAAACAGACTTAGCATTAGTACACATCTGGGACGAAGACTCTCATATAAAACATGTAGAAATGTTTAACAGTTTATTAACCTATTGGAAGTTAGTTAAGAATTACGACTCATCAACGATATGAATGCAAGAAAAGCAAAAGCTATACGAAAGAAAAGTTATCAAGTGTTGTATGATTGGATAAGATTTGAATGCTTATCTGAAGAAGAAAGAAACACTATGAAGCCTGTTGTTGATAGTGAAGTGAAGAAAGATATGATGACAATGATACCATCACAAACTCATTACTTTCATCAAAAGACTTTACACTTATCAGCCTGGACTTTGAAATGGGTACAACAAAAGATAAAGGTTTTAGTTAAGAAAGGACATAAGTTAGAAGATATAGACTATACTTTATTATTAGAAAAGAAAGTAGAAACACCTTCAGGGTTAGGAGTTAATACAGGAATACAGTTCTAATGAATTATAAGTTTAGTGAAGATAAAATCTTAAATGAAGTAAAAGCTTATATTGGAAATACTTACGACCAGCATTATGGAAAAGGTAAGTACCAAGCAACTGATATGATTATTGATGCTGGACACGGTGAAGGTTTTTGTATTGGCAACATAATGAAATATGCTATGCGATGTGGGAAGAAGGACGAAAAAGAAAAAGAGCTATTTAAAATAATACATTATGCAATAATAGCCATACATACAGAGAGGAACAATGGAAGATAAAGTAGGGACAAAGCCTTATCTAGGTATAACAATAGATTATGATAAAGAAAAAGAGTTTGATAAATTTAGTTTAGATACTTTAAAAGATAGATATTTATGGGATAATGAAACACATGCACAAGAAGCATTCGCAAGAGCCTCCATCTTCGGAGCAACATACAAAGGTGAAGTGGATTTTGAATTGGCTCAAAGACTTTACTCGTACTGTTCCAATCGCTGGTTCATGTTCAGCACTCCTATACTTAGTAACGGAGGCACAACCCGTGGGCTTCCTATCAGTTGTTTTCTTAATTATGTACCTGACAGTAGGGATGGCCTTTCTGCTCATTATGATGAAAATATATGGCTCGCAAGCTCAGGTGGAGGGATTGGTGGATATTGGGGGGATGTTAGGAGTAATGGCATATCTACTACTCATGGCTCTCGTTCTACTGGAAGTATTCCTTTCATCCATGTAGTAGACTCACAAATGCTTGCCTTCAATCAAGGCACTACAAGACGTGGTAGTTATGCAGCATACATGGACATATCACATCCTGAGATAGAAGAGTTTATAAATATCAGGAAAGAGTCTGGTGGAGATATAAATAGAAAATCTCTTAATCTACATAACGGAGTCAACATAACTAATGATTATCTCAAAGCAGTAAAAGAAGATACAGACTGGAGACTGATAGACCCTAAAACAAAAGAAGCAGTAAGAACTGTAAAAGCTAGAGACTTGTGGTGGCAAATATTAAATGCCAGGGCTGAGACTGGAGAACCTTACATGGTCAATATAGATACATGTAATGATAATCTTCCTGAGCCACAAAAAGAATTAGGTCTGAGTATAAAACAAAGTAATTTATGTTCAGAGATTACACTACCTACAGATGAAGAACGTACAGCCGTGTGTTGTTTATCTAGTGTAAACTTAGAACACTTTGATACCTGGTCTAAAGAACCATTGTTTATTCAAGATTTGATAACAATGCTGGATAATATTATTGAACACTACATAGAGAATGCTGTAGATACGAAGCATTTAGGAGGTTACATTGCGAATTTTAAACGTTTTAAAAACTATATCAAACATGGCAAAGAAGGCTTTACTAAGTCTGCTTACTCTGCTTATAGAGAAAGGTCTCTCGGTCTGGGAGCAATGGGTTTCCATGCTTATCTCCAGTCTAAAAACATTCCGTTTGAAAGCATCTTTGCTACGAGCTTTAACCATAAGGCATTTAGCTTTATTAAAACTTCAGCCACAGAAGCTTCTAAGAGACTTTGTGAGTTACGTGGCGAATGTCCTGACTTACACGGTGGGGAGCTTCGTAATGCTAACCTTCTTGCTGTTGCTCCTAATGCTAGCTCTGGTATTATTTGTAGTGGGACTAGTCCTTCTATTGAGCCTTACCGTGCTAATGCATATACCCACAAAACTTTATCAGGCTCTTACCAGGTCAAAAACAAATACCTCGCAAAGCTCTTCAAACGAAAAAAACTTAGAGGAAAAAAACTAGAAGAAACCTGGAAAAGTATTACTGCACATGAAGGAAGTGTACAGCAACTAGATATACTAACAAAAGAAGAAAAAGAAATATTCAAAACAGCTAACGAAATAAATCAGATATGGATAGTGGAGCATGCATATCAAAGGCAACAATATATATGCCAGGCACAATCAGTAAATTTATTTTTTACTTTGCCTAAGACAACGGAGGCTCAGGAAATACATGATGACTACATGCAGTATGTCAATGATGTTCATTGGTACGGTATGAATAAGTTAAAATCTTTATATTACTTCAGGTCAAATGCTGCAAGAAATGTAGAGAATGTAAATATTAAAGTACCTAGAATAAAATTAGACGAAGTAGAATGTATAGCCTGTGAAGGATGAAAACACAATCAGCTAAAGCAAAAGGTCGTAATCTACAAAAGTGGACTAGAGACCAACTTATAAAAGAATTAAAGATACATGTTGAAGATATTGAAAGTAGGCCTATGGGTTCTTCTGGTGAAGACCTTATTATGGCAAGAGCTGCAAGGAAGAATTTTCCTTACTCAGTTGAATGTAAAAATCAGGAACGAGTCAATGTCTGGACATCCTACAAACAAGCATCGGAAAATTGTGGAAAATATGAACCCCTAGTTGTTATAAAAAAGAACAGGCATAAACCACTAATAGTTATTGATGCAGAATTTTTTATTAAATTGCATAAGAGGAAGAAATGAAAACATTTATAGAAATAGGAACGTGTGATTTTGATACTTGTCAGAAGTTAGCTGATAATGGCTGGCAAGGAATTATGATAGAGCCTAACCCACAGGCATTTAAAAATATGAATAGGGTTATGGAAGACTATGATAATGTAATAACTCTACCGTATGCTGTCTCTGATTATGACGGCATGATAGAGTTTGGTGTATCTAAACAAGACCATACAGATAGAGCTGTCAGAGGAATGTCATCTATCGTAGCAGACAACCATAAAGGTGGTAGGATATTTGAGTATGAAGCTTGGAGTAAAAAAGAATTTCTAGATAAAGTTATAGAAGTTCCTTGTAAAAGATTAGATACAATTATTTATGAGAATGAAGTAAGAACTATAGATTTTCTGAAGATAGATGTCGAAGGACATGAGATGAATATTATAGAAGATTACACCTGGGATGTTAAACCTACATTTATAAAGATGGAACACAAACATATTGATGACATCAAAGCTGTAGATATATTACAAGGCCAGGGTTATTTAACATGGACAGAAGGGGAGGACATATATGCGATTCGTTAAATACTTACATAAACTAATGAAGTCTACTAGATTACATAAGATAATTAGAATGGTGGGTCTAGAAGAAAAAAGAAAACCAAAAACGGTACGTCTCAAAAAAGATGGGACACCAGATAAAAGATATAAGGAGAACAAATGAAATTACAACAACAAGTAGTACAAGCTTTGTTTTGTAAATACGAAGCACAGAAACAGGAGGCCAAGGTAGAGATAATGACTTACTTTGAAAATCCAGTAGGAGTAGCAGACCATCCTAATTTAATTGGAACATTAGATGGACTGATAAAAAAATATAATGAAGCAGACGAACATATAAGTGGGCTTAAAAAACTTTTAGGGGAGGTAGAAGAGGATGGCACTATTAGCTGATAGAGATTATTACAAACCGTTTGAATATCCATGGATGTATGATTACTATAAATTACAGAATCAAATGCATTGGATGCCTGAGTCAGTCCCTTTACATAATGATGTAAAAGACTGGCAAGATGTATCAGAGAACGAAAAGTATTTACTTACACAAATCTTTAGATTGTTTACACAATCAGATGTAGATGTAGGTGCTGGGTATATAGACAAATACATGCCTATGTTTAAGAAACCAGAAGCAAGAATGATGATGTCATCTTTTGCTAATATGGAATCAATACACCAAGATGCTTATAGTTTATTATTAGATACAGTAGGAATGCCTGAGATAGAATACAAAGCATTTGCTGAGTATGAAGAGATGTCAGATAAGCATGACTACGTAGGTAATTTTAAACCATTGAAGTCTGATAGAAAGACTATAGCTAAAACCCTAGCAGTTTACTCTGCTTTTACAGAAGGACTACAATTATTTAGTAGCTTTGCAATCTTATTAAACTTTCCTAGATTTGGAAAAATGAAAGGCATGGGTCAGATAGTTACATATTCTATTCGTGATGAATCATTACATGTAGAAGCTATGACTAAATTATTTAGAGAGTTCATACAAGAAAACTTAGAGATATGGACTGATGAATTTAAAAAAGAAATCTATCAAATATGTAGAGAGATGGTAAAGCTTGAAGATAAATTTTTAGATTTAGTATTTGATATGGGAGATATTCAAGGCTTAACTAAAGACGATATGTATAAGTACAACAGATACATAGCTGATAGAAGATTATTACAACTTGGTTTAAAACCAAACTATAAACAAAGTGAGAATCCTTTACCTTGGTTAGATGAAGTCATGGGAGTAGAACACCAGAACTTCTTTGAAGGTAGAGCTACTACGTATATGAAAGCAGGACTGAGAGGTAGTCATAAAAATATTACCTTTGCAGACTTGTCAGAATAATGAGAAGTTTTCTAGGACTTAAATCTAAAGTAGGCATTACCTGTGGTGCATTTGATTTATTACATGCAGGTCATGTCACTATGTTAGAGGAGGCCAAGACGGTATGTGACTATCTAATAGTAGCATTACAGACTGACCCCTCAACAGATAGACCAGAAAAAAACAAACCTTTACAAAGTATTGTAGAAAGGCAGATACAATTAAAAGGTATCAGATGGGTGGACGATATTGTGGTTTATCATAGAGAGCATGAGTTGGAAGATATTTTATATACTTTCCCTATTGATGTAAGAATCATAGGAGAAGAATATAGAAATGCAATATTCACAGGTAAAGGCCTATGTAAAGAAAGAGGAATAGAAATATATTATAACAAGAGGGGACATAGATTTAGCACTACAGAATTAAGGAATAGAAATGAAGAGGAAAAAACAAAAGAGTGATGGTAACTTAATAAGTTTTTCGGTGCTACTAACACCAGAGGGGAAGATAGTCTCAGAAATATCTGAGTTTCCAGTTGATAAAGTTGATGTAGTATTTTCAGAAATGGATAGACAAATCATCAGAGTTTTACTTCAAAGAGCAAAAGCGAAGCTTGAACCATTACATGTGTACTTGCAACGTGAAATTCAGGCTTTGTGAGAAAATCGACCTCACAGAATGCTCTGTATTGAACGGAAAGCATGTAAGTAATGCTCTAGGTATCAAAAGACATAAAATTCGTTAGAGAGCCTCTCCGTAAGCGAGAGAGCATTTACACTATATTGTGTAGATTTTTACCTCTTTTTCCTTACCTTTTACAAAAATAGGGTCTAATTCTGTATATTCACCCTGATAATTCTTAATTGTCTCCTCACCTATGACTAAATTTTTACCAACAGACTTACATGAAGACTCCAAACGAGCAGCTAAATTTACAGCATCACCTAAACAACTATATTCAAACCTGGAAGCCGACCCCATATTCCCTACACAAACTATGCCTGTATTTATTCCTATACCAATTTCAACTTCTAACTCTGCTTCTTGCATGTCGTGTTGTATTTGAAGAGCTGTTTCAATAGCAAGCTGTTCTTGATTGTCTACATCTAGTGGAGCATTCCATACAGCCATCATCGCATCACCTATATATTTATCTACCATCCCTCCATTTCTTTGGACGGCATCAGCTTGGACAGTCAAAGCTTTGTTCATAATCTTTATAACTTCTTCAGGCTCTAGCTTTTCTGATAGACTTGTAAAGCCTCTGACATCTGTAAACATAATCGTACATCTTTTTCTTTCACCACCTAGTTTCAAAAGCCCTGGATTTTTTTGTAGCCTAGCTACTTGTCTGGGGTCAAGGTAATGTTCAAACTGTTTCTTTATCTGCTGTCGTAATCTATATTGTTGTCTAAACCTTAAATAAAATTGTTGTAAAGATATAAGTGTCATACATGTCATACTCCATGTAACGTCAATTAAATATCCAAGAGATACAAAGTAATATCCAAGATAACCTACTGAAGCAAACAAGCCACCAGCTAATACCATTGATAGGGTCATACCAAAAGAACGTATTACAAGAGCTATAAGAAGACCAGAGACACATAATAGTAGTAGCTCTACAAATAATCTGTAGTCTGGTATCTGTGGTGTATCTAATAATATTGACTCGGCAAGAGCTGCCTGGATTTTGTGAGGCTCAAGCAATCCAACAGGAGTTGCTAGCTGACTGGTTATACCTTTAGCTGTAAAACCTACGAAGACAAACTTACCTGCTACATCTAAATTATCTAGTGTAGTCTGTGGTGTATCAACCCAACTAATCCACTTACGTCCATAACTGTCAGTAGGTATAGGGTCTAGTCCTCTTACTCTTACCATCTCTATACCATTCTCATTAGTAATAATCTGATATGTATTACCACCACCTAATACTTTTAATACCTCAGTCCCAAAAGATGCGACCCATCCACTAGGTGTTTGCTGTATCAAAGGTATTTGTCTGACAAGATTATCTACATCTACAGGAGCAGAGACAGCTCCTTGACTAGAATTATTTTTAAGTATGTCTATGTTCTGTAAAAATCCTTGGGCTTTTGGTAGATTTACCTCTGGCCCTCGGATGACTGTACCATGTGTTTTAGGATATATGCCATTAGGTACTTCAGGCATTGCAAGTATACTAGGAGAAAATGATAAGACTTCAGCAAACTTTTCATCTCCTCCTAGTCTATCTGGATGGGGAAATAACATAGTCCATCCGACACCTATTGCTCCTTCTTGTAAAAGCTTTATGTGTATATCTGCTAGTGTTTCTCTAGGTAGTGGATAACCACCTTGACTATCAATAAACTCTTCAGTTATATTAAGTATTGTAAAATACCCTGTAGGGTCAGGTGTATCTACTAGCCTGTCAAATGTTTTAAGTCTTAATGTTTCTAACGGAGCTACATTAAATAACAAAGGCAAAGCCAATAATCCTAATAATAAACTAGCCCATCTCATTAGTTACTCTGTGTAATTTTTATAACAGAATCGCCACCACCATTTACTATTAGCTGTGTACTCTTACCATCTTGTATTAGTATAACGGTATAAGCTCCTGCTTTATCTAAATCTATTCTTACTGTTTGTTCTATACTTCTAAAGAAAGATATTTGTTGGTCTGTAATAAAAGTATTTATCTGTGTATTAGGGTCAAAACCAACCTGTGTTCCTTTTAAATTTATATCTGTTCTTAATATACTTTCTGTCTCATCTAGCTCGTTTACTTCTTCTATTATATCTAGTAAGTCTTCTAAAAAATTTACATCTAAATAATTTATATCTAGCTCTGTAAATTCTAAGCTGTCATCTTTTAGTAAATCTACATCCAAGTCTTCAAACTCAAGATAGTCAACATCAAGTATATTACTATTACTATCTGACACACTTTCCTCAGCAAGACTATACTCCTCTTTTGGTGGACTAACTATTAACATGTTATCTATTAGCTCTGTAGTTATGTCCAACACTACAGGCTTTGCAGGCTCACTTTCAAATGTAGATACTGATGTAGCTTGATACGGCTGATTTAAAACAACCTCACCCATAGCTGTAGCTACTACTATCTCTCCACTTGGTAAACCATTTTCGTCAGGCAATAAAATAATAAGAGACCTGCCAAGCTCATCTATGGTAATCGTAAAGTCTGTACCACGAATACCAATGGTCGCACTTGGGGTCTCTATAAAAATATTTTCTTTATTTATTGTTGCAAGTTTGCCTGTAATAAATCTTGCAGTACCACTTGCAAACTGTAAAGCCATCTTAGATTTAGATGGGTCAGGGTCGTAGATAAACTCATCTATGATAAGTTCAGAATGCTCTGTCAATCTGACCTGACTATCGTCTAGAAATGTAATTCCTATACGACCTTCTGAAGTTTGAACATTGTCAAAACTTTCTATGTTAAACGATAAGGCAGCATTATAAGGTTTATCTCTTATAACCCTGCCTGCACCGTTAAGTTCTGTTATGTTACCAATACTAGCATCCAACGGCTGTGCCATTATCGTCTTGGATAATACACAAAGTACCATTAGAACCATTGGATATAATCTTGAGCCAATCATTATTTAATGTGCTTAATTGTTGGATGTCAAAAGTCCGTGAGTCGCCTGTTTGGTCTAGGTAAAAATACCCACCAGCATAGCCACTCCCCTCAAAGTTTACTGTGTTTGAATCACCATCAACATCTACATAGTTTGTAGCTCCATCATAATTAATGTCGAAATCAAATACGTTTCCATCTCCATTTACAATCCAGTCAAGGTCTGTATTACTAGCCATAGCTGTTGTAGCCAGGTCTAATGTAAAATCATTACTACTTCCTGAAACGTCAATGTTGACATCTGAGCCGTCTGCACCATAAGTGTTGCTTGGGTCTACTTGAATTGTGAAATCATTACTGCTTCCATCAAAATTAAAATAGCCTGTAAAGTTATCAGCCCAAATATCTCCTAGAAAAGTATTAGAACCACCTATTTGATTTATGTCTAATGTAAGATTATCTCCATCTAAATCCAACGGTGTTAAATTTCCTGCTGATGACTCTAACCCTCCGATAATGTTTCCATCATCTCCTAACTGCTCTAAATCAATATTAGCTGTAGCTCCTGATTGGTCAATATATATCTCATTATCATCTGCCATTACACTTAACGATAACATAACTAATATACTAATTAGATTCTTCATATTCCCAATAGCCTCTCTCTATTCCTATTTTTATTATATTTAGTACACCTGTCTCTACTGCTTTCGTCAAAGCAATAGCGATAGATTCGTTCTCAGCAACTCCTCCTTCTATTTCTACTAACTCTGTGCCAGCTTCAATAAAACGGAATACATCCTGAGAAACACTTGTAGATAAAATGCTTTTAGAAACTGATGTCTCTATCAACACCTCACCTGTAGATACTGAAACCAATCGTAGTGAAATGATTACAGTATCTTCTCGATATTGTTTGCTATTACCTATACCTAGATACCTAGCTCCCAATCCTCCAGATTGAATATTAGCTTCATAGCTAATTACTCCACCCTGGAACATAAGCCCTGCAAAAAGCAAAGGCTGTAATTTTGCATCTTGTTCAAACTCTTTACGAGTTGTCCTAATTAGTTGTCTTTCTTTTGTGAGGTCATCAAGTCCCACACGTTCTACTACTTTGAAGAACTTGCCATCTGCTGTATGCTTCAAAGCTCTTATCAGTATTGCTTCTGGAGCTTGTGTTATGGCTGTACTAAATAAGGCAAAAGAACTATTACTTCTTCTTTGGCCTGTTAAATCTTTAAAACTGTTAGGATATACTGCGACAACTGGCTGCTGTTTAGCACCAGGCATGTCAAATAGCTCATCTGATTGTATTTCTAATATAGTTGAGGGCTGTATCTTTTTCGTTAGAACTAAATCGTTATTCTCACTTAATACTGCACATCCACTAGAAAGAAAAATCACCAATAGGCAACTGAATAACTGTTTGTGTTCCATCGCTTGCTGTTATAGTTAATGTTATTATTCCATCTTCTATACTATATTCTATAGTATTACCCTCTAAGGTTAGTATTCCACTTGTGCTGGGATTTTCTCCAAACAAATTCTCTACTAATTGTCTGGATAATTGTGCATATATTCTAGATTCTAAGTTTCTAATAAATCTAGCAAGTGTTGTGTTCTCTTTATCTCTTTCTATTTGTTCTTGCAAGGCTTTGAGTTCTTCTTTTATAGTCATCTTTCTAGTGAACTCTTGATTCTCTATGGTAAGGTAATGTGCAGACGTACCTATACCACTAAATGATGGGTTCTTAAACTTATGTACCATTTCATCAGCATGTGCATTACTCACACCTAATACTGAAATTATAAATATTCCTATTAAAGTTCCTAATTCAATCTTTTCTTTGGTCTTTCTTCCCATCTGCCCTCGCTAGTCTATCTACATCTACAGGTACTCCCATAGCTGTACGACACATTGTGTCTATTCTTATTATATCGTTATCTATTTGTCTTACTCTATCTATCAATGCAACTATCATTCCATGTTGAGTATCTAGTTTTTTATGTATGTCAGCAATCAAAGCATTAAATAGTTTGTATACCATCCATCCAGCAGCTACTGCAAAAGCAGCAGGTATGCCTACAGTTTCTAGTATATCCATCCATTGATTACTGTTCATTATTTTCCTTTTACCAGGCTACCTCCAAAGTACATACCGATAATAGCTGACACTAAGTTTGTATCAAGCTGTGTAATTACTAAGCCCTGAAAAGTTATCCATTCAAAAACTTCTCTACCTTCTTTCAAGAACCAAAAGCCTGGATTCCAATTTGTATAACCAACAGTTACTGATACATCTGGATAATATACAGCAACTAACTTTGGTAAAAGTACAATAGCAAATACTGAAGTCAAAGCTATAATTCTTCTTGTCCAAGCAAACCCTTTATCAGCTAGACCAGCATCAATAGCTTGCTTTCTAGCTTTCATTTCAAACTCACCACGTGTAATTAGTAGCTTTTGTTGCTCTGCTTTAGCTTTTCTACTTTCAGCCCACACACTCATCAGTCCACCTAGAACTGTAGATGCAAGCATTGTAATTATCTCAAACGGAAATCCCATATTAATCCCCTAATATCTCGTAAATAGTTTTAGATGCATCTATTCTTCTTTCTATATGTGGTTTACCAGGCTGTAAATAATTTTTAGAAAATGAAACTGCTGCTGTTGACACATCATCACCTTGTAAATCTCTTTGCAACTGACCTATCATATCTTTATTTACAGTATGTTTTCCTGGTGCTAACTGGTTTATACTTTCATGCATAAACATAGTTTGATTAAAAGGAGTATCTTCAAACTTATTTGCTTTTAAATAACTATCTGAATTTTCCATATAGAATTTTTTTTGGAAATCAAATTGATAAAGACCGTAACCATTACCGTTATTTTGTCTTTGTTGATGGTCAAAAGTACCACCTGTTTCTACATGAATATTTCCTAAAATAGCTGCTCTAGCAACCCTACTATATCCTAATTTTTTTAAATCATTATCTATGTTGTTAAATCTTATTTGAGTTTCTTTGTCAAAAGTTTTTCCCTCTACTACATACTTGTTGACCTCTACTTCAGTTCCTTGGTTATATCGCATACGTCCTAGGTTTTGAAAACCATCTCTAACTATGCCACCTTTTTTATAATTTCTTCTTGGTAAAACTGAATCAAAACCTTCTTGTAAAGCATCTCTAGTAGTAGTATCTAACTCCCTAGCTCCTTCTATAATAGGTGCATAAGGGTCAAGTCCTGTGTATTTTTTCAAAGGATTTCTAATACCTATCAAAGGAGTTTTTCTTGCTATAATCTCAAAAATCCCCCTGTTATATATTGTAGTACCTGTGATGTCTCCCATAACAGGGCCACCTAAACTAGATAAAGCTACTAATGGATTTGGATTAACTCTATAAGCATCTCCAAATCTTACAACATATTCTAATGGGCCTAATAAACCTACTCTTTGAAAAGCTCTAAGATTTTCTTCTGCACTTCTAGCTACAAAAGCATCAAAAATTTTATCACTCATTTTATCTGTAGTCTTTCTTGCAAACCTATCGTATCTTCCTTGTTGGTCTTCACTACTTCTCCAGTAATTAGTTCCTCTAGCAATAGCTGTTGCTCCTGCTATAAAAGCTGCAAACCTTGGGCCTGACATTGCTGGATTATTTAAAGTATCTCTAACAAAGTTTTTTAATACAGTATTACTAAATGCTGTAGGGTATCTTAAAAACTGTGTAAATATATCCCACTTAGGATTTGTCATAAATCTAGGAACTTTAGAAAACTCTCTAGATGTAGGTAGTATTACACTTCTAGCAAATCTACCACCAGCCATAGACATATTTTTTAACCAAAAATCAGATTGTCTACTTGCTCCAGAATTTAACCAGTTCAATCCCTCTCCGACATCAATCCCCATGTCAAATACTTGTTCTTTTAAATAAGTAACTCTTTTATAAAGATTACCTTTACCAGCCCAGACTCCATCTATACTATCTAGTTCTTTAATAATAGCTTTATCTTTACCTGAAGCTGATTTTACAAACGTATCTACATCATCAAATATTTTTACTCCAGCATCTTGAAGCTTACTAAGTTGAACTAGAGATTCTTCAACTATATCTCTACCTGTGTTGAAAGCTGCAAGCTCAATAGTTTTTGTCCAAGGTAATAATAAATTTGCTTTATAAAATGTTCTTGCTACTCGTTGTAATCCTGGAGACTGTAACCCATCACCAGCTAATCTATTTGTTAAATCTGCTTGCACGTCATCTACAGCTAGGTAAACTCTGTTAGCTTCTCTATTAGCTACAATTTCTGATAAGCCTCTTCTTTCTTTTAATAAACTTTTTAAATCAGTTGTTAAAAACTGTAAACCATTTTCCATTTGATACTGAAAGTTCTTAACAGATTTACTGCCTGATGTTCTAGAAGCTGCTATCAAACCTTCTGAGAAAGAAGAGACAGTAGCTAAAGGCAGATAAGCCATAGCATTAGCAAGCTTAATACCATCGTATACACCTTGAATATGTTGATTACCATAATATCTAACTGCACCTGTTACAGACTCAAAAGTTTCTCGCATCTCTTGTTTTTCTTTAGCAGTCATTCTCCTGCCAGTTTTTTCAAACAATTCTTCAGCTACAGGATTAATCCATCTTTCTTCAAACTCATCTAACTTTGACCTTCTTAATTGTTGGAAAGTTAATATTTCATTACCTTCTAAATCTATTGCCTTACCAACTTTAGATTTTTTAGGCATACCAAAAGATATTTTAGTTTGAATTGAATTTGCAGCATTTAAACCATAAGTAGCACTAACAGGAATCAAATCATTATTTAAAAACTCTTCATAGTTATTATCATCAAGTCCTTTAAATTTTCTACCGTGTGTAAGTAAATTAGCATGACTAGCATATAAATCATTATTAATATCTAACATGCCTTCAACAATGTCACCAGCTTCTCGTTTAGATATGTTTAAATCTTTTGCTAACTTTTCTATAAACTCAGGCTGATTATCTTTTATAGCTTGCCTGTTCCATTCTCTTGGAAAATAATTTTCTATTCTAATATCGCCATAGCCTGCATCCATTGCATCTTTAGCAATCATGTCATACCATTCTCTTAAATCATTTGCGACTTGTTTTACTTCTTTACTTTTACCCTTTATAGCACTCTTGTCGCCTCGTAAAAATCTTACTATAGCTCTACCTTCTACTTCATCTAATACACCATCAGGAGCTATAGGTGCAATCCTAGCCCAAAAACCTCTTTGTGGGCCTTCTTCTAAGAACATGTAGTTTCCTCTTCTAGCATTTAGCTGTTCAGGAAAACTCCACTCTATAGCTTTATTACTTCTTTTACCTATACCTAATTGAGAATCATGGTCTAATAAACCTCTCCAAGTTCTAGCAAGTTCTACACCTTGGTCTTCCCATCTTTTAAATCTAGCAGCATTACCTGTAAATAAATTTGTTATTCTACCGTCCCAAAGTTTATTCCATCTTAATCTAAGATTTCCAAATGTATCGTTTTTAAAAACTTTAGGTTTGTTATTAATTTGTAAAACTGGATTTGAATAGTTAGACCATTTCTGTCCACCGTAGCCAATAACCCCACCAAGGACTGCACCAGCAGCCGTAGTACCTACTAACTCTTTAGCTGAAAAAGCTCTTCTTAAACCTGTGTTGATTTCTATGTTTTGATTAGCATAGTTATGTAATCCCATCCAGCCACCAGCTTCTATAGCTCCTGCTGCTGTAGATACTTTAACAGCACTTTTTGCAGCTTGGTCTAATGTGCCATCAGCTATAGATTTTGCAAGTTGTGCTTTAGTTAGATTTCCTTTATTAGCTTGGCCTAATATTTTTAAACCTTGAGCTACCCCTTTTCCTAACGTAGCTCTAGCAGCTAATGTGCCTCCTCCAGTAAACGGAGTAAACAATGCAGCTAAAATTAATGTAGGGTCAGTAACCATATCTACTGTCCCATCTTTAATTAATTCAATCCATTGTCCTGTGCTACCTACATCTGCACCATCAAACATTGTTCTAAGATATGCATAATCTTTTTTCTGTTGCTCTGTAAATTTATTAGAGTCAGCATATCTAGACATAGCTGAGGTAAGATTAAAGTCAGAGTCTCTTAGATATTCAAAGATGTCGTCATCTTCTCCAATAGAACCTAAAAATCTTTCAGAGACACGTTGAAACTCTTGATTGGCTTCTAAATCATTTAAGTCATACCTAGCAACAGGTGTAAGATTTTGAACCCTTTTAGCCTGTAAAGGTATGTAATTTGGATTAAAACTAGTCATTAATAAATCTTACTTTTCTTGCAATGTAATATCTGTTTTTATTTCTGTACGTTGGCCCTGTTCTTTTCTTAATTTCGTACTCACCTTCAAGTTCCATTCTTTCTAAATCTGCTTGAGCATCTGCTTTAGTAAAATAGTCTTTTGACCTTGCTGGTCTATTTTGCTCATCAACATTAAATTGACTTAAGAACTCTTCTTTTTCTTCTGCTTTTCTTTGTTCTTGGTCTGAAAAATATGTACTACCTTCGGCAACTTTATTGTACTCAGGATTCATAATTCTTGCTTCTTCAGGCATAATGTTATTAATTCCTGAAATCATATCTAATTCATATCTAAGTATTTTTTCTTCTGCTGTTTTTCCATCATATTCTAAAATATACTCTGGTAAAGCATCTAAAGTTAAATAGCCTCCTGCATCATCTCTAGTAGAGTCAGTAATTAATTTTTGTAAATCTGCATTTATTTCTCTTAATCTTACTGTTCCTGCATCAGGAGTTAAAGAAGTATCTAATACATCTTTAACTATTGCTGGAAGATTATTAATAACCATTAAGTTACCTTCTCCATCTAAAGTAGTTTGACCTGCAAAACCAAATAAATCATAGAGGTCAGGATTTGTAGGAGGATATTTTTGTAAACTTATTAACGAGCTATCGCCCTCTTTTTCAGCTATATAACCAGCATTAACATTATTTAAAATATATAAAGCTGCCATAGAATACAGTTGTCCTGGGTCTATTTTAACACCATATTGGTCTGCTTTAAGCTGCATAGCATTGGCTGCATAAGCTACTTTTGTACCATAATACTCTTCTAATCTTCTAGGGTCGCCAACCTTTTGACCTTTACCTTGAATAACATTTGAATATAAATTAGAGTCATACTTGTTATTACTATCTTCTAACACAGCCATCATTGCCTCTTTACCTAAATCTATTTGTGCCTGTGTTGGAGGTTCTACACCTTTCACTTCAGTTATTACAGGATTCCCACCAACTTCAGTTCTTAGGATTGGTCTACCATCTGGGCCTATTTCTAAGTAATCATAGCTTTTTTGATTATAAGTAACACCTCCACTTGTAATTGAAACGTCATTAATCTTAGCAGAATTTTCAATAATTCTGCCTGATATTTCTCCAGATTCTATTTTACTTTGAACTGTTCTAATTAAACCATCAATGTCATATCTACTTCCTGAACTAGTAGCTGCTTTATCGTATTCACTTACAGCATTACCTAACTCTATAAGCTCTTTACTTGTTGCATCACCTAAAGTAATACGTAGATTTTCATGGGCTTCTAAGTTTTTATAGTCTATTGTCTCTGGTGTCTCCATTCCAATTAATCTTTTAACACCTTGAAATATTTTTCCAAAAGGATTCTTTGGATTTTCTCTACTATTCCATTTATCAAACTGAGATAATATTGTCTCCATATCAGGAACATCCATACTTTCATTGTATAAATTTTGATAATAGTCTTTTAATCTTATAGCTTCTGATTTAGATTGTTCTTGGATATAGCCATCTAATTCAGTTATATTTAAGTTTTGAAATTGTTGTTGATTACCTAGTCTATCTGTTAAGTCATTAGCTATATAGTTCTGTAATAAGTTTAGGTCAACTACACCATTAACAATAAAACCATTAGGATTGTCCTCTGAATTTACTAATCCATTTCTTGTTTGTTCTTGATTTGATAAATAACTTTCAAGATAAGTTCTCATAGGAACATTCTTATCCTGTAAAGTTTGTCCTCTTTCTTCAAAAGATTTTCTAACCTCACCGAAGATACCACCAATAGCAGGCTCTATAAGAAACCTTCTAAGTAATGTTTTCTTATAGCCTTCTTCGTCAGCTTTTTTGGCTTGTTCTATTCCTCTTGCTCTAGCATTATCAAATGTTTCTTGAGCAAATTGAACACCACCGTCATCATATAATCCCATTATTCTTCCTCTCCTCTAGCTAATAAACTATCATTACTAGGTATAGCATCTCCATCTATTTCTGGCTGTCTATCTAGTAATCCTAGTTCAGGTAAAGCTTCTATTTTTTCTATTACTTCTTGAGGTAAAGCTCCTTCAGGAACTCCTCCACCAGACTCTCTAGCTTTTTTACTAGCAGCAACTCTAGCTACATTCTTAGCTCTGTCTACTAACATTGCTTCTTCTTCATCAGCAACACCATCATCCATATCTAAATTAGCACCAACATCATCTGAGTCTATTCTATATTTGACACCAGCCTTTTCAGCAAGAGCCATAAGTAAATATGCAAATGGTTCTAGTAACATAAGCATTAAATCAGGATTCCATTTACCTTCTCTAAATCCTACATAGCCCATTTGTAATGATAAGTCCATAACTGGAACACCATCACCCATAGCGAGAACAATAGGCACATAGTTTTCTTCATCAAGTAATTCTAAAGCTGTATACTCTAAAGCTTCTCTCATATCTGTGAAGTCAGGTTTACCTTCAAAAGGTCGTCTTTCTTCTACAGGCTGTGTCCAAGACTGGCCTGGTATTGGATAACCTCTATTTGCAAAAGCTTCTACAGCTTCTGGGTTCATTTCTTCGCCTATTATTCTTTTAGTTGCCATGTCTACTCCTTAATACATTGTGCCTGGGGTTGACGGACTTGTACTATTTTGTATTGCAAAATTATTCATCCAGTTTCTCCAGTCCTGTCCACCGTCTCTATTTAAAATATCATTCAAGATACCACTTGAATACATACTTGTAGCTTGCCATGAGTTACCTCTTGGTGCTGTAAACTGGTCGATAGCTCCTAAACTAATTGTAGGTGTACTACCAATACCCATAATGTTTGGTATGTTAATACTGTTATAAGTATACTGAGGTGTCATATCTACACCTACAGCTTCATAAGCTCTACTCTCAAGACCACTCATAATACCACTTTTTACTTTTGCAGAAGCAGTATCGTATATATCAAAGTTTCTTATATCATCTCTAATTTTTGAGTCTGCATCAAAGACATTAATTTTTTCAAAAAATCCTTGGTCTGCAAATTTATCTTTTGGAGATAATAAAGATGCTGCTTGTTCTGATAATCCTTCTACACTTCCAACAGTATTTATAGGACTAGGTTTAGCACCACCTGCATAGTAAGCATTTAGTTCGTCTGGATTATAAAATCCTTGTGTTAAATCACTTCCTTCAAGACCATCTACAAACACACCTTTTGATTTACCTGAAAGTAACTCGCTTGTATTTAATTCTAAATCCATACCTCTAGTAAGCTCTCCTGTTTTACCAAAATCACTTGGAAGGTTTACCTGGCCTGCTGTGCTTTCGCCAACACCTACAAGGTTTCCATCTTTATCAAAGACTGAAGTACCTGATGATTGTTCTAAAACTCTTGGAACAGTCTCAGATAATTGAGCTTGTATTTGGTCAGACTTAATTCCTGCTTGAGTTGGTAAAGTATCTAAAGAAGATGCAAAGTCTTTGGAGAAAACGGATGCTTTGCCTTCACTTAAACTAAATCCTTTACCTTTGAAAAAGTTTCCTACTCTATCCATACCATTACTGATAGCTGTACTTACACTTGTATATGCATTCTTAATCCAAGTACCACCAACATTAACAGCTTCTAAAGTTTTACCTAGAACCTTTGAGAAAAAGTTTGCATTTGGCCCAAGTAGTTTACTAGACCAAGAAGCTAATTTACCTGCCGTTCCAAACAGGCTTCCTACAGCTCCCATCGCATAGGGCATTAAAAACATCATTCCTATTTGACCTACTATTCCTAGTTTGCCAATACCTTTCATAACTTTACCAAAAACTTTTTTGATGCCTTTCCCTATCTTTTTGACAGTTTTCTTAACACCTTTCCATAATTTACTTAATAGTCCCATTTATTTTCTCCTTAACCACTTCCAAATAAACTGTTGATTGTACTTGATGCACTTCTAAAATTAGTACCCCAATTTTTAGCAGCATCTCCCTCAGCACCAGCAGCAGACATCATAGCCTGTACTTTTCTATTAGCTGTGTCAGTAGCCCATCTAAAGTCATAATCAGCTTGGTCTCTTAACTCTTGCCATAAGAAAGATTGTGCAGCTTGTGTCAGCCCAAAAGCATTCTGAGCATTTTGTTGATTGACTGCATTTTGTGCAGCAGTATCAGCAGTATTTGCTCTTCGCCTCCAATCTATATTTGAATTAATAACTGCTTGCTCATTAGCAGCATTCCATTGTTGTCTATTATAATTTAACTGTTCATTAAATTGTTCTACTTGATTCATAATTGCAGCATTAGCTCTATTAACATCTGTTACTCTTTGAGCATCTCTTGCAGTAGCAGCATTTTCAGCTTGTACATTAAATTGATTTGTAGCATTTATATAACCTGCATTGTATTGTCTAATTTGTGTTTCAATCTGTGCCATAAACTGCTGGGCTTGTCTATCGTTTGTAGCATTGAACTGACCCATAGCATTTATTGCTGACTGATTACTTAATAATCTTTGTTGCTCATACTGAGCTTTAATAACATTTGCTTGCTGTCTATTATTTAAGTTAGCCATATCAGTAGCTAAGAAATTTTTTGCATTATCTATTTGTGCTTTCTGATAAAAGTCAGCTTCAGCTAAATCAGCTCTTGCAATATTAGTTGCATTTTGAACTGCTGATTGTTGTTCTATAGTTGCATCAGTCAAACTAACTGTTTGAAAGAATTTACTATTAGCTAACTCAGTTTGTTGTTCAGCAGCCATATTAGCTGTGTCCATCTTAAATACATTATCTGCATTCTTTAGTACAGTTTGTTGTTGTCTTTGAGCATTAGCTTCAGATACAGCAGCCTCAATATTTCTTTGTTGAGAGACACTTGCCTGTATAGCCTGTGCATTTGCTTGAGCTAAAGGTAAAGATGCTTGGATAATAGTATTAGCTAAAGCATCTCTAGCTATTGAAGAAGCTTGTAATCCTCTTTTAGCTAACATAGCTTCAACAGTTGCAACAGCAGGTCTAGCCCACGTTGGAATCTCTCCTTCATCTATACCAGTTAAAAGACTTTCAAGTTGATTAGATACTAAAGCTTCTTCTGGTAATCCTTCAATAATACCTCTTTCTTCTTCTGAAAAATCTGTTAATCTATTTTCAAGAGCTTCAGGGTCTTTACCTAATTCTTGTATAGCTTCTTCTGATACTCCTGCATTAGCTAATTGTTTTTTAGCTCTTGTAACTCTAGCTAAATTAGTACCAGTATTCTCAACAATCTTAGCTTTTGCACCTGGACTTAATGTACCAGTAACAGCTTCGGCTACAGAACCTGGTCTAACTTCTACATCTACTTCATCTACTAAAGTAACATCAGCTACTTCAGCAGCTTCTGCTAATCTAATTTCTTCTCTATCTTGTTGTGCAGCTCTAGCTTGAGCAGCTTGTTCTACAGTTTCTGTAGGTGTTGTAGTTGTAGTAACTTCTCTAGCTGGGTCTATAGTTGCAACATCGTCAACTCTAGATACTTCCTCTGCTGGTGTTTGGTCAGTAGTAAACGTTTGTGCTTGGCCTGCATCTGGGGCTTCAACAATAGGTGCTTCTGTTCCCTCTCTACCTATTCCCATGACTGTAGGAACAGGAACAGTACCTTCTGGAATATTACCTGAAGATATTTCTTGAGCTGTCCTACCTTCTCTAACGTTACGTATTCTTCTTTCTTTTTCAAACGTAGCTTTATTTTGTGCATCAGTAGCTACTTCTAATGGGTCTGTAGGTGTTGTATCACCTCCACCTTGGTTTCCACCAGTACCACTAGCAACTACACCTGAATTAACATAAGTATATCCATTCCAATTAAATATATATGGAATTTGTCCTACATATCTAATTATTTGAGCATTGCCACCTGGTGGTTCTGAAGGCCCATCACCGTCTTGACCTTTAGCTCCTTGGTTTCCTCCACCTTGGTTTCCTCCACCGTTTCTTTCATCACCAGTACGTCCACCGTTACGTTCATCATAACCTCTACCGTAATCTTCATCATCAAAGTCTTGAGGTCTAGCTCTACCCCTATTAGCTGCTTGAGTATAATCTGCTCTATTAGCAGCAGATGTACCAGTTGTAAAACCTGGGCCACTTGATAAAGGTACAGTTGATGCAGGTTGAGTTACAGGAGGCATAGGCTGTTTTCCTACAGGAGGCTCAACAGGTCTTCCTATATCACGTGGGTCTGGTCTACCACCACCAGGGCCACCAATAGATATTATTTCATCTTCTGGTCTTTTACCACCCTGTCTAGGTAAATTAACATTACCACCTCTTCTATAATCTTTTCGCTTTTGTTTTGCTCTCTTTCTTCCCATTATTTCACCTCGAATAACTTATCTACCTTTTCATGTAGCTTCTCTACTCTCTCCATTAATATAGTCATATCCTCTTTGACTTCTTGTTTAGTAACATAATCTTTTGCTATTTCTTCTCTAGTTTTATTTAGTAATATATCTATTCTTTTTGCTTCTGTTTCGTTCTTACGAATACCAAAAATAATAGGAGCTACTACTAAAGTTAAAAATATATTCCAAAAAAAATACATGTCTTCCATTTTACATACCGTCCCCAGGGTATCTGTTTGTCCATATAGTAAAACTATATTTGA